GTTTCACCAGGAGCAGCGCTAGATGATATGATAATTGATGAATATTCTAACAAAAAATTTAGAGGAGATGCTCCGTGTTAACATTTAGTCTCTAAAAATAATGTAAATTTACATCATAAATGTTTTCTTAACCTATATTTTAGGTTAAGAAAAAGACAAGTTCAAAATCTGGAGACTAAAGGTTATATAACAAAAATTAACTATGTTTGTTATTTATTTTAGCTTTATTTTATTAATATATTTAATTTAAAGAGTTATTCAAAGATATCAAAAAATGGTTATAAGTACTAAAATATATGAAGTTAATAGTTTTAAACAATTAATAGAACTTAATGATAATAAAACAAATTTTGATTTGTCTTTTGAAGTAAAATCAGAAAACTCAGAACCTTTTAAAGCATTAGTTATTTCTGAAACTGATTTAAACTCAGGAAATGAAATAAATTATCAAAATGTTTTAAATGGATATATTTCTGGAAATATCACTAACGATAAAGGTGTTTTTCAAACTTATTTTTTATTATTAAAAACAGATATTGAAAAGACAATTAAGTGTACTGTAACATTAGATTTAAAAGATATTCCACTTAATGCCGAATTGCAAAAATTTAATAATGAAGAACAAATAAGGCAAATGGAATTTCAAAGACAAAGAGAATTTCAAAATCAAGAACGTTTAATGAAAACTAGACAAGAACATATAATGAATCAAAGAAAAAATGTACAAGAAAATTATGATGAGAAATATAAAACTATTAGATCAAAAGCAGAACCAAATAAAGATAATAATAATAAGACATGGATATATATAGGTATTGCTGTATTAGTTGGATTAGGAATATGGTACTATTTAACAAGTAAAAAACCATCTAAACCACAATTAAAAAATTCTAGCGTAGATGTTCCTAAATTAGAATTAATATCTGATAAAGTTGACGGAATTACATCACACTCTAATTTAATATTAGAAACACCAAGTATAGAAATACCAAGTGCAAAATTAGAAATACCTACACCAAGTATAGAAATACCAAGTGTAGCTTCAAATAGTATATTAGAATCTAAAGATTTTGGTTTAAATTCTACGTCGGGAATAAATACAAGTTTAGAAATTCCCCAAATTAATCTAGCCAAGAATGATAGTCTTATGAGAAAATTAAATAATTTTTTTGATAGTGAAATTTAAAGATTTGTTAGTTATAATAAATCTTATGCCTATTAAAAAAGACATCGTGTACCCTATTTTTTTAGAATGTTGCGAACTTATCGAAGACACGTTTTGGAAAAATGTATTTGAAGATTTAGCTTATGGAAAATGTCCATATGGTACATATATTTCTAAAGATTTTTTTTGTTGTAACTATAAAAACAAAGAATTTAGTTATAAAATAGAGAAAAAAAATATTCAAGTTTTGTATAATGATATATATGATCTTTTAGTTAAAAAACTTGGTTTATTATCTCATAAAGATAAAATTAAAAAGAAAATAGATTTTGTAACATTAGAAAATAATATCAAAGAATACCGTAAAAATTGGTCAAATATTCGTAAAAAAAATATTAAAGATTTATTAATTGAAAATTATGTTATAGATGTTAAAAATAAATTTTGTTTAACTGTAAAACAAGCTAGAAATTTATTATCTTTAATATTCATTGGTATGGTATTTAAAGTAATAACAGTAAAAGATATTATATATGAAGATGGTGTTATTACAAATATTGATGGTATCTCTTTTAAAAATAAAGAAATTATCTTAAAAAATGATATATATGATTTCCAAACAAATAGTTCTCATTTTTTAATAGAAGAAAAAAAATTAATGTCAAATACCTGGGAAAAATATATTGAAAACTTAAAAAAATTAATAGATTGGGAAAATTAATTTTAAACTTATTTTTAGTTTAAAATTAATTACATAGATTTACGATTTATATACGTAGGTGATGATAATGTTTCTTTTCCAGAACAAATAACAGACGAATAATATAATTTTATAGAAACATTAGATATAATACCACTTAAATTAATTGCTTCTAAATATATTGGATCATCTTTATTTATATACCATATGTTTGATTGAGCTGAGATAGGATAATTACTTATAATAATTTTATCTGTAAGTTGTGTAATTCCTGGTTCAAAATATAAATTATATTTATGAGAATGATCATAATAATTTTTACCTAATGAGAAAAAATGGAAAAGAGAACCTGTATTTACAGCAGTTGATACTGTTAATGTTCCTGTAAATGTTAATCCTGAAATTATACCAGTATATGGAGCGTTTGCAATTACACTAGAATAACTATTTAAGGAATTTGGAAATTCTAAATCATTTTTTAATGTTATTTGTTGTGTAAACCAACCTAAATTTGGTATAAAATCTATTTTTGTTCCAGGAGATAATGTTGGACTTGTATTTGGAACCATAGTTGTTGTTATATCCTCATTTGTATATGGAGTTGTAATTATATTCGGATCAGTATTTGGCGTTGTTGTTATTTCTTTAAATAATACTCTTTTAGTTGTGACAGGATTTGTATCTCTATCTGGATTATTATTTGGAGTTGTAGTTATTTTTTTAAATAGTACTCTTTTAGTTGTAGTTATATCCGGATTATTATTTGGAGTTGTAGTTATATCCTGATTTGTATTAGGACTTGTAGTTTCACATGTTAAAGTTGGCGTAGGCCTTTTTGGGCATGATATTGATGCTACATCTTTATCAACAAATATAAAATATGCTATAATTGCTAACACTGCAATAAGAATAAAACATGCGATATATTTTTGTTCTTTGTTTTTATTAGAGGTATTATCTGTCATTTATTAAATAAAAAATTTCATTTTAAAATAAAAAATTGAATTTTTATGTAAATTTAGTTCAAAATAAATAAAATGAGTAATTTTGAAAAAGTAAGAGATGAATTTAATATCGCATTTGGTGTTAAAAATAATATTAAACCACAACATAATCTATTTGATACCGATCCTAAATTAGTTGAATATAGATCAGCGTTAATTAACGAGGAAGTAGAAGAATTTAATGTTGCTGTAGCAAATAAAGATATTATTGAAACATGTGATGCATTGGCCGATATTTTATATGTTGTTTATGGAGCATTTTCTAGTTTTGGAATAGATGGTGATAAAGCATTTGATCTTGTACATAAGTCAAATATGAGTAAATTATGTAAAAATGAAGAAGAAGCTAAATTAACAGTTGAATTTTATAAAAAAGAAGGAAGATATGATTCTCCTTCTTATAGACTTAGTGATGATAGAAAACATTATGTAGTATATAATGAAAACACTAAAAAAATATTAAAATCAATTAATTATTCACCAGTAAAATTTGATAGTATATTATAAATACAAATTATTTTTAAACTATAAATTAGTTTAAAAAAGTAAGATTTTATTTAACCTTTAGTCTCGAAAATGATGTAAATTTATATTATAAATTTTTTCTTAACCTAAAATTGAGGTTAAGAAAAATATAATCAAAAATCTGGAGACTAAAGATTAAGTATAATAATCATAATTAGGTTTTTTAGTAATATCTGAATGTTTTTTAGATTCTTTAATCGCATTTTCCATATCTTCTTTTGAAAATTTAAATTTAACATCTTTATCTAATGAAAAAACACGTTTTGAATGAACCATTTTAAGTTTTGATATAAATGTTTCAATTGAACCGCCTGTATGTTTAAATAACTCTTTATTGTTTTTAATTAATTGTATAATATATTCTTTACTAACATCATCAATCAATTCCCATTTTGTATCCATAATAATCTTTAAAAATATATTATACAAATCTTCATCATTATATTCTTCTATATTATGCCTCCATGGAAATCTTCTTTCTAAACCTTGATTTACAGAAAAGAAACAATTTTTTATTTCTTCTTTATAACCAGCAACTATACAACAAAAATCATTCTTATGTTCTGATAAAAACACATTTAATGTATCTATTGCTTCTTTACTAAAAGAATCCTTATCTTTTCTACCTGGTCCAAGTGAATAGACTTCATCTATAAAAAGTACACCTCCTAAACACCCTTCAAGAAATTTACGAGTTTTTATAGCTGTTTGTCCAACATATTCTGCTACAAAATCATCTCTGTATCCAATAGTAAATGTATTATCACGTTTTGAAAGTATACCAAGATTTGTATATATTTTCCCAATAATTTTAGCAACACTAGTTTTTCCACAACCAGCATTTCCTGTAATAACAGTATGAAGATATTCTTGATTTTTGTTTCTTGAATGCATATTTTGTAAGTAATATATAATTTGATAAAATATTGTTTCTTTTAAACTATTCATACCAACCATTCTATCTAAATCTTCTAAATATGGAACTATTTCCCATAGTGTCATAACATCAATATTTTTATAAAATTTTAAAGTTTTTCCAAGAGCTATTAAATCTTTAATATTATTTACAGCAGGAGCTTGTTCAATAATAATGCGTGCTCTTTTTTTTCTTGTATTATTTTCTGAAATAACAGATTTAATAGGAGACTCGATAATAAATTGTTCTTCATTGTCATTAAAAAGTTTTCTCTTGGGGGGCATGTTTCAATTTATTTTATATTATTTTATTTTTAAATATAAAAATAAAATAACCTATCGTTTAATTTTTAAACTTTAGGTCTCCAGATTTTGAACTTGTATTTTTCTTAATCATAATTTCAGGTTAAGAAAACTTCTATGATATAAATTTTGGATATCAGAGGCTAAAGATTAGTTGAATCTATATGATTAGTTGTATCTATATGATTAGTTGTATCTATATGATTAGTTGTATCTATATGATTATAATTTAAAAATTTTTCTATTAATTCTATATGAGTTAATAACATTCTTCTACAACAATACCTTTTTAATCCTAATTTATCTAATGCAATTTTTTCATCGCATTTATCTTCTAATAATAACTGATATTCTTCCCATTTATTTCCAATAACTTTTGAACAAGTAAAGCACCTGACTGGTATAATCATAATTTACATTACTTTTAATTGTTAAACTTTAATTTCAATTTTAAATTAATAATTTAAAATTGATTAATTTATAAATATTTATCACTAAAAATAAATTTAAACTAAACATGGGTATTAATAATTTACATCCTTTTTTAAGAAAAAACTGTCCTCATATTTACGAAACTATACATTTATCCGAATATGCTTTTAAAAAAGTTGCTATTGATACTAGTTTATATTTATGTAAATTTAAAGCTATATGTGGTGATAGATGGCTTTCTGCTTTCGTAAATTTAGTATCATGTTTGCGAAGAAATGAAATTCATTGTATTTTTATCTATGATACAGGATGTGTACCAGAGAAACAAGGAGAAAGATCAGAACGACGTGCTCAACAACAAAAAAATCGTGATAAAGTTGCCGAATTAGATGAAGCTTACCACGAATACGAATTAACAGGTGAAATTCCTAATATATTGTTAGAATTACATACAAAATTAATAGCTAAGGAAGACAAATTAAAAGATGATGTTAAAATTAAGAGATTTTTAAGAAAAGATATAATTACTGATAAAATTAATATGAAAATTGTTAAAGAACGTATTGATAAATCAAGGGGACAGATTTTAGATATTTCTAAAGAAGATTTTGAATTAACGAAAGAACTCTTTGATATTTTAAATATTCCATGGTATGAAGCTCCTTTAGAAGCAGAAACGTGTGCTTCTGATTTATGTAAAAGAGGTTTAGTAGATGCTGTTTTAAGTGAAGATACAGATGTTTTAGCTTATAGTTGTCCTATTTTTTTATCAAAAATAGAAACTTCTCAAGATACGTGTGTTCGTGTACATCATTCAGATATATTAAATTCTCTTGATATAACAGATAACCAATTTTTAGATTTGTGTATTGCATGTGGTTGTGATTATAATAAAAATATTCCAAAAGTAGGGTCGCAAACAGCTTTTAAATTGTTAAAAGAACATAAAAGTTTAGATGGAATTGAAAAAAATACAAAACTAGATACAAGTATTCTAAATTATAAAAGAACAAGAGATATTTTTATTAATTATCCACGCGCTGATATTAAACATGTAAAATATTGCGGATCACCTAATTTTGAAAAATTAAAAAAATTTATGATTAAAACAGGATTAACTATTAATTTTGAAAACTTAACTAAATGTTTTATGCATAATAATTTAATTATCGTTGAAGAAGATAATGAAGATGAAGTTGAAGAAGATGAAAATGAAGTTGAAGTTAAAGAAGATGAAAATGAAGTTAAAGTTGAAGAAGACGATAAAGATAAAGAAGAAAATGAAGTTGAAGATTTTTCTGATTCAGAAAATGAATATATTTTTGAAGATGAATAATAATTTTAATTTTTAAACTAACTTATAGTTTAAAAAATTTTAAATATTAATATTATATGCATTTTTATAAAATGCTTGTGGAGTTTGCGGACCACCAGAATATTTTTCCGCTAAATATTTAACATCATTTGGAGATAGTCTGCAATTTTGACTAGTACCTCTTTTATCTAATGTTAAATTTTTGGGGAAAAAGTATAACATAACAGATTGACTATCAAATGAAGAACCAGTTACGATTTTTGGATTTAACATATTTACTACTTGTTGATCAACTTGTGTTTTATCCCAACCTTGAGTATTTACACCCCATTTATATAATTCCGGTAAATTCCATTTAATTTTATTTTCAAATGGAGATTGATGTTCATGAAATAATCCTAATGCATGTCCAAATTCATGAAGTACTGTAGCAACATCAAACCATGCAAAATTCATAGTATGATTTGATTTAGAAATACTTCTATTTTGAGTTCCTATATATGAATTGCAACCCTTAGTGGTATCAAAATTAATTCTAATTTCAGCGTTAGTAGCATCAGGAGAATTATCAGTTGATTCATAAAATACAAATTTCAAATTCAGAAATTTAGCGAATCTTTCTTGAACAATCTTTTTAATTAAATTTGGAATACTATACCAAACATTCGCACTTAACATTTCGTATGTACCCTGTAAAGGATCAAAAATTATTCTATTTCCATTTTGATCTCTCTGTGAAAACCAATAATTTATTACGTTATATGTTACTGGAAAGTTCCATACCGGTTTAGATAAAAATTTAATTCTTATTGTTTGTCCATTAGTCCACATAATATTACTTTGATACACTGCAGCAACTGTCGAATCTGGAGCGATATTTTCATTTGGAAGTATTATGGCTGATGAACATATTCTTTCTTGCTGTATACCATTAATCATTGTTGACAATTTAAATAAAATAAATAATAACCACATTACAAATATAACACCTATTGAAATAACAATGGTTAATAGAACTGTTTTACCTACACTTGTTTGATTTAAATCTGGTTGATTTAATTTTGGTTGATTTGTTTGATTCAAATTCATTTTATTTAAATATAATAATTATAATTTTTACTTTTATTTTTATTTTTATCTAATTTAAAATGTTTTTAAAATATAAAAAACTATATTGGAAATTAGTTTAAAAACATATATTTAATTTATAAATGCGTTATATGTGTGAATTTTGTAAAGCAGAATTTAGTGTAAATAGTTCTCTTCAAAGACATATTAAAACAAGTAAAACTTGTTTACAATTACGTTCTGATAAAAAAGAAAATCAAGATAAGAAGAAAATAGTTAAACAATTTGAATGTCACGGATGTTCAAAAAATTTTACAAATAAAAAGAATATGAATACACATATAGAAATATGTGAAGAAATAAGAGTTAAAAAAATTAAAGAAGAACACAAAAAAGAATTAGAAAAACTTAATAAAGATCATATCAAAGAAATAGAAGAACTTAATAAAGATCATATCAAAGAATTAAAATTAAAAGATAATATTATTAATGATCTTAAAAAAGACATTACAGATTTACAAGAAAAATTCTTAATATACAAAACAAATAATGAATCAAACAAACATATTGTGTCACAACCTATTAATACAAATTCTATACATAATTTTAAATTAACACTTGAAGATAATTCAGAAATTACAATTCCTGTTCGCAGTGATGGTTATGTTAATGTTACATTATTATGTAAAGCATCAAATAAACGCATAGATAATTGGAAAGCAACTAAAGAATCTAAAGCGTTATTAGCGTCTTTTAAAGCGATACCTGATAATCAAGGTATCGCTATTTTAGATATAATTAAAGGTGGAAATATCTCAGAATCTATTCAAGGTACATTTGCACATCCAGATATTGCTATTCAGATTGCACAATGGTGTTCTCCTAATTTTGCTCTACAAGTTAGTAGATGGGTTAGAGAATTATTATTTACAGGTAAAGTTGAATTAAGTGATAATATAATTAATAAAAATATAACAGAAAAGAGATTAAGTCTTGATATTCAGCCTTATTTATTAAAAGATGTACTTTATATTTTTGAATTTAAACCGAATATTGAAGATATGTTAACACCAAATACATTACATAATAAAAATATACATTATTTTGAATTTGGAATTTCATCTGATATTCAAAAAAGACAAAATAATTATGGCTTAAATTATAGATTAGATAAAATATTTGTTTATGATGCTAGATATAAAATTTCTCTAGCTGAAAAATATGTTAAAAAATTGGTAATAGATTTAGATTTGAAATTCAAATATAAAAATAAAATTGAATGTATGCAATGTACATATGAAGAATTAGACTATATTTATACTTTAATTGATAAACATAATATGAAAAGTAAAGAAGAACCAGAAGAAATTGAAAATGATTTTAGAACATTAGATGAGAATGAATATATTTTTGAACTTCAAAAATTACAAATACAAACAAATGCAGAGATTGAGAAAGAAAGAATAAAATCAGATAATGATAATAATAAAAAAGAGATATTAATGAAGATGAAAAAAGAAGGATTACTAACTTTCGAAGAATTCAGAATATGTTTTAAAGAATAGATTTTTAAACTTGTTATGTAGTTTAAAAATTTAAAACTATTTAAAAATATTTGATAAAGTATACGAATAACTGAAATTTATAATTAATTAACCAAAGATTTAAAAATGAAAAGAAGAAAAGATAATTTAGAAGAAAATCAAAATCTATTTTTATATTTTCAAAATTTTTAGAGTTTCAAATATTTAAAATCAGAAAAACAAAAAGTCATTGCACAAAATTGTGACTTTTGATTTTTGTGACTTTTGATTTTTGTGACTTTTGATTTTTGTGACTTTTGATTTTTGTGACTTTGCGATTTCAAAAGTCCACACACACACATTTTGAAAATCTGAAAAATAATATTTTTAGACAGAATTATCTATTCGACATACGTTGTTAGAAAATAATAATTTAAATATATAATTCAGTTTCATACTTAACTTTTTTGATTTTTTAAAAATAATTTAGACGCTCATCATCTAAAAATTTATGTCTAAATAATGTCGAATACAATTTAGTATTTAATACATATAAAAATTTTTAAACTAACATTGTATTTAGAAATTGAATATGTTGTTAGATGGTATACATCAAAAATTTTAAGTTTCATTTAAAGAATTATGTCATAATATAAATGACTTATAAGTGTGAATTCTGCGAATCATCCTTTGACACAAATAGTTTATTACAAAGACATATTAAAACAGCCAAATATTGTTTAGAATTAAGATTTGGAAAACAAGAAAAAAAAGATAAAAAACCAACTAAAAAATTTGAATGCTATGGTTGTTTAAAAGAATTTACAAACAAAAAGAATATGAATACACATATAGAAATATGTGAAGAAGTAAGAGTTAAAAAAATTAAAGAAGAACATCAACGGGAAATTAAGAAAATAAAAGAGAATCATCAAAAAGAAATAGAAAAACTTGAGTTAAAAATTCAGAATCTTCAAGAAAAACTTGAAATGTACAAATCAGATCACGAATGTATTCAGGAAATTGCTAAACAACCAAAAACTATAAACAACAATAATAATAAATATTTAAATATAACTCCGTTTATAATCAAACAAAGAGAAGTTGAACGTAAAATCAATCTGAATTTCACAGAAGATATGTTTTTAGATGGTCAAAGAGGAGTAGCAGACTTTACATATAATAATTTATTATTAGATGATAATGGAAATAGTAAATATCTATGTAGAGATAAAAATAGAGGAAATTTTGCCTATAAAAATGAGAATGGTGATATAGAAATTGATTATAATGCTGATAAATTAATAAATATAATTCATAATGATGTAATTGCAAAATCAGAAAGTATTAAGACTGATGGATTGAAAAAATCTGAAGAAATTGAAGATAAAAGTAAATATATTGATAAAATGATTGAAATTAAAGAATTAAAAACCAATAATAATAAATTTATAAATAGACTAGGTGTTCTTACTAATAGAAAAACATCTATATCAGTTATTGATGATGATATCGAAAAAACTCTTATTCCAATTACACAACAATACATGTTAGAACAAAGTAAATTTTTAACAGAAGATCATATTAAAGAAGGTATCGATGGATATATAAAATTTGCACATGAATATGTATTTAAAAATAGAGTTTATTGTTCAGATAAAAATAAAAATGTATTGACTTATAAAATAGAAGAAAAACATGGTGAACAAATTGAAATTAAATTTATAGATGATATTGGGGGTATAAAAATATGTAGTGATTTTTTTAAGGCGATTGAAAATGTAAATAAACAAATAACAGATAAGATATATAATAGAATAGAAAAACAACTTTTAGAATTTGATTCAAATATGACGGATAAAGAGTATGAAAAATATAAAATATTAGAAGATATATCATATGAAGTAAAATATCAATGCAATAGTATAAGGTTTATTACATTTGGAAAAGAAAATGAGTTTCTTCATAAATTTATAGATACTTTTTGCATAAGTAATAATTAATTTGTATTTTAAAGTAAAAAATTAGTATGTATTTAAGTTTATAAAAAATAAATATTTCTAAAGTTTAAATTTAATTTAAAAAAATAAAAATTATCTTGTTATAAATAAAAAATGTCACTCCCCATAAATGGTAATCAAGGCTTTAACAGAGTCCAAGATTCTGCTGCTGTCGGAATTCAAGATCTTAACGTTAGTAATTTAAAAGCTGCTAATTTAACAGCTGGAAATTTTAATTTAAATGGTTATTCAACTGTATTTGGATACGTACCAACATCTTTCGCAACTGCTGCTTCTGGAACAGTTTTAGCTTTAGCAAATAGCCCTAGACAATCATCTGTAACAGATTCAAATGCTCTTGTTCTTCCTAAAGGTGCTATATTTGTTAGATATATTTTAACTAATAATGGAACTACAATAGCAGGAACTGGTGCAACATTTACTGTTAATACAAGCACAACATTAGGTGGAAATGGAGGTGCAACAATTGCTTCAGCAGTAACTTTAGCTAATACTAACGCTGGATATGCTGCTAGTATTACACCTGGTGTTGTTAATGGTGCTGGACAAAAATACGTCAGTGTAACAACAGGTGGTGCAAATGTAACTTCTGGAGATTTAGCAGTAGGTGTTACTTATCTTGTTGGACCAGGATTAGCTTAATTTATTAGCTTAGTATTGAATATTATATATATATATAATAAAAAATTTTTAAACTGTAAACACAGTTTAAAAATTTAAATTTTTTTTAAATATTATGTTAATTATCTTTGAAATATATAATTTCTTTTTAATTTTTTTTTTATCTTGTTATAAATAAAAAAATGTCACTCCCCATAAATGGAAATCAAGGCTTTAATAAAGTCCAATATTCTGCTGCTGTCGGAATTCAAGATCTTAACGTTAGTAATTTAAAAGCTGCTGCTTTAACAACCGGACCAGATTACAATCTTAATGGTTATACAAATGTTGTTGGATATGCCCCCACTTCATTCGCAACTGCTGCAACTGGTACATTCGTTAGTTTATCTAAATTCCCTAACCAAGCAACTGTTACAGCTGATAATGCTCTTAAAGTTCCTAATGGAGCTATAATTTTCAGACAAATTTTAACAAATAATGGAACTACTCTTGCAAGTGGAGTTGCCGGTACTATAGGATTAGTTGCAAGTAGTTCATTAAATGCGACTGGTACTGCACTTGCTTCTGCTAATACTCAAGCAAATATTAATACTGGTACTACAGTAGCATCTGTAAACGCTGGAGCAATTTCAGGAAATAACTATATTAATGCAGCACTTAACCAAACTAATACTTCAGGTTCTTTAGGTGCTGTAGTTTCTTATTTTATTGGACCTGGACTAGGTTAATTATATAATTTTTAAAATTAAATTTTTTAAACTGTATTTTAGTTTAAAAAAATAGTTTGTATATTTTAAAAATGATTTAAAGACATAGAATATATGAATAGGATATTAACAGCAATATACAAAAATTTTATGTCAAAAAATCAAAATATATCCTGAAAGGGGTCGATTAGCTCAGTTGGTTAGAGCGCTACGCTGTTAACGTAGATGTCATAGGTTCAATCCCTATATCGACCGATTTTTAAACTATTAAGTTTAAAAATTATTTTAAGAATTATTTTAAGAATTATTTTAAGAATTATTTTAAGAATTATTTTAAGAATTATTTTAAGAATTATTTTAAGAATTATTTTAAGAATAACTAATTGGGCTTAGATTTACTCCTCCAAGATATAATTTATAAGCATCTTCATATGACATTTCTGGTTTATTATATCTTTTGTTAACATGATTATGGAAATCAACAAAAAATTTGAATACTGAATCTCTAGATGCGCAAATTTTATCTAAATCATCATAATATTTTTCTATATATGCAGTAGCATGTTCTTGGCATTTTTTACAAGGTATCAAAACTGGTAATGATATTATAATATTTTTCATTCTTTTTTGTGTAATGGGGGATGGATTATTAGGATAATGAGCTGCAGCATTATGTAAAGAAAACCAAAGTGGTGGACCAAATACTTGTGGACTAGATGTATTATAATTATTTTTTTCTTTATTAGTAAATTCTAAATTTTCTTTAATAATAGGTTGTGGATTTTGATTATATATTTGATTTGGTATTTGATTATGTATTTTATTTGGTATTTGATTATGTATTTGATTTGGTATTTGATTATGTATTTGATTTGGTATTTGATTTGGTATTTGATTTGGTATTTGATTTGGTATTTGATTTGGTATTTGATTTGGTATTTGATTTGGTATAACAAAATTTTCTTTTATAACAGGTTGTGTATATGTTGGATATTGCATAACAAAATTTTCTTTTATTTGAGTATTTGGATTATTTTTTGTATATAAAGGCACACTTATATCTTTAAACATTTTGTATCTATTCATTCTATTTATTTATATTAAAGAATTTTTAATTTAAAAATGTAATTTTTTATTCTTAAATATGTCTAAAAAGATTCCAAATATTAACGCCAGAGATTTTGCAACTATACTGAATCTTAACCCTTATCAAACACCTTTTAATTTGTTAGAACAAAAACTTGAAAATAAATTTCCATTTTTTGGAAACCGATTCACTGAACATGGAAATAGATACGAAAATATTGCATTAAAAGTTTATGAGAAGAAAAGTAAAAATAAGGTCGATTGCGATCAACATAATATAAAACATCCAGATTATGATTGGATAACAGGGCGTTTAGATGGTACATCAATTCTCAAAACATCTACTAATATAGATAATAAAAAAAGAAAGATTGAGTCAGAGTGTGTTATTGAAATCAAATGTCCTCTTAAAAATGATAGAGAAGATCCTTTAACTATTGATAAAATACCAAAGTATTATTGGACTCAATGTCAAGTTTATATGGAAATGATTGATTGTGAATATACACAATATGTAGAATATTATATAAAACCTGATGCACCAGAAAGTTCGGGTATTTTATATTATGTAACAATTGAAAGAGATAGAGAATGGTGGAATAATTCTTTACCAAAAATAAAGATATTTAGAGAAGAACTTATAAAATATCATAATCTTGGTTCATTAGATACGCATCCAATTCGAATCGAAGAAAAAAAATGGGAACAACTTTTTAGTTAAATATGTCAATCTCTAGACTAGAGATTTTGAACTTGTATTTTTCTTAACCTAAAATTAAGGTTAAGAAAAATTTTATGACGTAAATTTACAAGAAAATGGAGACTAGATGTTAATATTTTTTATAACAAATATAAGTTCAGTTAAAAAATATAAAATTTAAATATATTTTGTATTATAAAATGATATTAGTTTATTTAATATTGAGTATTTTGTCATTATTCATAATATTTAGTCTAATACAATATTTATTCTATAATGATGATTGTGATAAAATAGATATTGTTATATCATGGGTAGAACGTGATGATAAATATATTGAAGATAAAAATTTTTGGTTAGAAAAAGAAGATAATAAAATAAATGAAAAAGAATTAGAGAGAAGGAGTGTAGATAATCAAGAATTAAAATATTTATTAAGAAGTATAGAGAAAAATTTTAAAAATTATAACAATATATATTTAATTGTAAAAGATTATCAATTTCCGAAATATATTAAAAGAGATCATCCTAAAATACGTATTATAAAAGAATCTGAGATTGTTCCTAATAATTATTTACCTACTTTTAATTCGATGACAATCGAACTTTATCTACATCATATACCTAATTTAACAACTAATTATATTTATTTGAATGATGACTTTATATTTTTAAAACCGATAGATAAAAATTATTTTTTAGATTCAAATAATAAACCTACACCTTTGTATACGTCTGATATCAAATATAAATATATAAATGAGTATGAAATAGATTTGAACAGTTATAATTTTAAAGATGGATATGCAATTAATAATTTTATATTAGATTCTATAGCAAAAGAAGAGAAAGATGGAAGATATAATGTATCTCATGTTCCAAAAATATTTAATAGAAACTATGATTATAAAATAGAACAAAAATTTAGAAATTATTTTATAGATGATGATGATATTAATATATATGATAAAACAGGTATGTCAAAATTTAGAAAAAATTATAACTTATATCTAGTATCTATTCTAAAAGAATATTTATATAAATATTGGTTTGGTAATAAAATGAAGAAAACATCTTGTATATTTCAGACAGTATTTAACTTAAAAGATTTAGAAAAAATGGATATTAAAGAATGGCAATTTATGTGCATAAATCAAATAAATAAACCAAATATAGAAGAGTATCATACTTTTATGGGTAATATTTTTCCGGAAAAATCATCATTTGAAGTTATTTAAAATATATAAAAGTATTATAATAAATGAATTTTGCATGCCCTGCTTGTACAATTACCTATATGAATACGTCAAATTTAAATAAACATTTACAATATGAATGTACAAAATATACAGAATGGATAAAAACTTATAAACCACGAATTGGAATAATGTGTAATAACTGTAATCTAGTTTTTATTCAAGATGAATATTTAAAAGAACATGAAAAACATTGTAAAAATAAAAATATAAAAATATAACTTGTTTATATAAATGAATTATATTAATTTACCTCCTGGTAGAAAAAGAAGATTAGCATATTCAAATCATCTTTTAAATATACAAACAGCTAGAAGAGAATCCAGGATACCAACTGTTGAACAATTAAGAAGACAAAGAAGAACTATTCATCAATCACAAATACATTTAGAAGTTTCATATGATATATATTATAGAAATATAATACCATCATATAACATACTGTCTGAATTAAAAGACGTTAAGGTTGGAGTTCAGTTTAAAAATCTCGTAGATAAATCAAAAATAGGGAAATGTGATAAAAAATCATTTTGTGTAATATGTCAAGATGATATTGAAATTGATGATATAATAAGAATTATAGACTGTAAACATAATTATCATATTAATTGTATTGATAAATGGTTTATAGAAAATAAAAAATGTCCAATGTGTAAATTTGAGATATAACTTTAGGATTCATTTTGATATAAATTTACATCATAGAAATTTTCTTAACCTTAATTTTAGGTTAAGAAAAAAAATATAATCAAAAAATCTGGAGACTGGGGGTTAATATTAAAAATTATATAATCATTATATTTATAAATATAATGATTATTATACTTAAATTAATTTAAACATACTTTACCCAAAAAAAATATACCAAATAAAATTAATATAATAGCTATTATATTTATTAAACTAGAACATTTTTTTTTTGTACGATATGTAAAATTCTCTTTAACATGATTTTTTTCATTACTTTGTTTTATATCATCTTCTGTTGCTTCATTTTTGTCTCTGCAAAAATTTGAACTGACAGTTTTATTCTTAAGATCAATTTTTGCATAATCATAATATTGTTGAAGAGTTCTTTCTTTACCGAGTCCATATTTATCTAAATTAACTTTTATTTCAGGTGTTAATTTTGAACTATTATCAATTATTCCTATATAATATTTTACTTTTTCAAATGCTGGCATATCAGAATAAGTTGGATTATCAGTCCAAATCTTTGGTTTTGTTGATCTAGTATACTCGTGAAAAACAATATTTTCAGATGGAGTAAACATATCCCAACCATGTGTCCAAGCTCTAATACTATGACCAATTTCTTCTCCTACAAATAAATATGGTAAATTGGGATCATAAGGAACTTCTTTTAATAAATTTGAATTAGAAAATATCATTCCTCCAGCCATATAAGGAGTCATATATGGTTTACCTCCTGTATTTCTTGTTTCAGCGCCCATAAAAGATAACATATCTCTATTATTCCAAAAAGATTTACACATTCTTGGTACTTCAAATCTATCACTTTCTTTATAATTATCATGATCTGTAATCTCGCGTGGATAATGACTTATAATTGGTTTTTTAGATTCACCACTTGCTATAATATCTTTTATCATTTTAATACATTTTGTATCCCAATCTTTTACAAATTTAGTATGAGAATCTATTTGCATAAAATATTCTTCACCATTCCAAAGAGTTGAACATAAATAACGAGCCCATGTCGGTCCTTTAGCTTCGAAATGATCTAATCTTATTGTTCTAATATTAGGATTATTTTCATTATTTACTTGACAATCTTCATCTTCATCTGCTTTATTTTGTTGACAAATTCCTACAAATACATTTTTTGGATTACTAGCGTTTTCGAATAAAGATTTAACAGTTTGAGTACATACAGGATCTCTATATGCTGCTATAGATACAAATATTGTGTCTTTTTTAATTTCCGGTCTTGGCATAATTTATTTATAACAAGACTTTATTTTTTTGTTCTAACTATTTTTACAGTAGAACATATATAGAAATAATTTATATTAAAAATATAAATTATAATACTTTAAAAAAATAAGTTTAAACTATAAATAAGTTTAAAATTTAGTTAGATATTTTTTTATATTTATTTTCAATATCTTTATTTAAAGTTGTTATTATTTTTGAACCAGAAGATGTGCATATATCTGGATATATAGCATGTATTAAAAAACAAATAGATGCTTTCATAGACATAAATGCATAATAAAAAGAATCTATAAAATGTTCAGTATAACTTTGTTTTGCGATTTGTAAATGATTAAAATTCATTTATTAATAAATATTTTTTATTTTTAAATAATATTGTACAATATTAAAATGAATAATAATAAAGATATTGTCGAAAATTACAGAGGCTGTCCTACTTCATATACAGAAAAGGAGAAGAAATATAATACTCGTGATGATGGTGAATGTAATTACGAAAACAAACCTAATTATATTAAAAGTGATGGAAAACGTAGTTTGAAACGTAGTCGTAAACGTAGTTTGAAACGTAGTTTGAAACGTAGTCGTAAACGTAGTTTGAAACGTAGTTTGAAACGTAGTTTGAAACGTAGTCATAAACATAGTTTGAAACGTAGTCGTAAACGTAGTCGTAAACGTAGTCGAAAATATGATGGTGTAGTTAATCAACATTCTGTAATAACTAAATCAGTTTATGTTTGTAAAAATGGTAAATGCGATTCAGATTCATCTACGGTAAAAATTGATAAAGTAAATGGTAAATTTGGAGCAACATTTAAACATGGTAAAAAAGTTAAGAAATTTAAAACACCTGGCAGTTTACAAAAATTTATTGAAAAAATTAAAATGTAAAAATGTAATTCATAATTTTAAACCGTATTATAGTTTAAAATTTTAATTAATTAAAAATTGTATAAATTCAATATCTTCAATATCGGTATGCAATACTTTCCTACAAATTGGACATATTTTACTATTTAAAGAACAATAACATTTTTGACATATAACATGATTACATATTGTTTTTGTAATAGTAGATTCAAAACAAACAGAACATTCATTTACTATATTAAATAATTTTAAATGTAATAACTGTAATTTAACTAGATCATTAATTTCATTTTTATGATTTAGATATTTAAGTAAAGGATTATATTTAAAATCATGGATAATTATATAAGTATAAAATAAAATATTATAAATATAATTTTTAAAATTATCTTCATTTTCAATATCAAAATTCATTATATATATATGTTGTAATGATTCAGATGATTTTTTCATTATACAATCTTTAATTGGTAAACTAATATTTATACCTATTTTATTAATTATAGGTACAATAGATAAATATTGTCTAAAATTTTTTGTTATATATAAATTTGCAATAACCGGTAAACCATCAATATGTGTTATAGAATGAATTCTAGTTGAAATTACATTTATATTTTGTATTTCTCTAAATAAATAATCAAAATAATATTCAGTAAGAGCATCTAATTCATCTGCTGTATCGTTTGGTAAATTATTAAAAATGTCTTCATAATCTATAGAACTTTTATATATTATAAATTCTTTCAATATACCACTATAATTTATAAAATGTTTCATTTATATAAAGATAGGAATTTTATTTTTAAACATATTTTGTGTTTAAAAAAGTATTTGATATATTATTTTTAAATATTATCTATATATTGATTTAAAAAATCTAAAGAATCAGAAATTTTCTTAATCATTTCTTCATTCTTACAATTTTCGTCATCCTTTTTATAATCATTTGGTATTTTAAATTCGTAAAAGAATAATTCAAATAATAAAATAGGTAATAAATTTAAACAAATAATTACAATTTCATATAAATTACAACATTCATAATAAAATGATGTTGTAAGAACCAAAATAATTATTGATTCAACTATTCTTAGTTTAAATGTCCAAGATTCTATAAAATTTTTTACGTATTTTTTAACATCAACAAGAGTCTTTTTGTTATTATCAGAAATCTTAGAATGCAATCTTTCTAATTCTACAAAATTTTTTAATAGTCCCCTTGTATATCTCTTTGATGTATCATAATTTTCATTTTCCTCTTCGAGTTCATCTATTCTTTTTTCTAATTCGCTATTTCTTTTTGTTAAAACTCTATTTTCAGTTTGTAAAGTTTCATTCATCAAGATTATATATCTTTCATGAGATGATGATGGTAAATCTCTAAAAACTTTTTCTGTATCATTTTGGTTTTTAAAATATATATTTACTTCTCTAGCATCAGTCATTATATCTCTGATAATTTGATAAGAAACTTTATTTAAAATTCAATTTTTAAATTCTAGAATATTGCGTATTATACTAGTTATTTCTGGTTTTATTTTGTCAGTATTATTTATAACTAATCCACTACATTTATTTAATTTTTTTAATTGTTCTCTAAGTTTCGTCTTATCTTTTGCATATGCACTAGAAAATATATCATTAGCTATTTCATTTAAAAAACTTTCAACATATTCCTGGTTACAATTTTTTATTAATTCATTTTTTAATTGGTTTTTAAGCTGTAACAATTTATAATATTTACTTTTTTTATAAGAATATCCAGCTAACGCTCCCAAACTAATAAGTCCTGATAAAGCTCTTAATTCTTTTTTATGATTAAGAGTCCAATTAGAAGCTGTTTTACCATATTTTATAATATTATTTGAAGTTATACCATCATTTTGTTTTTTAAAACTTTTATTTCTTGATTTACTTCTTGATTTACTTCTTGATTTACTTCTTGATTTAATTTTACTAACACTTTTGCTGTTTTTCTTACTTCTGCGTTTAATTAATCTATTCATTTATTATATTAAAATGTTTTAGAATTTTTTTAATATTTAGTCTCTAAAAATGATATAAAATTACATCGTTTTTAGAGACTAAAGGTTATTAGTTATCGATTTTTCTTCAATATTTTACAAGAAGATTTAACTATAACTAACATAATTCTAAATTAAAACTAATAATTAGTTTTAATTTTTTAAAAATTTAAGCACCGCAATTTAAACATTCTTCATTTTCTCTTGTGTTATCTTCTTCTTTTAATTTATTTTCTTTTGTAATATCCATTCCAAATCTTTGTGAATTAACTGCTGGTTTTGAACGAATATAATAAGAACCTGTTTTTAATCCCAATTTCCATCCAAGAAAATGTGCTGCTGTTAGTTTCTTGAAATCAGGTTTTTCAAAGAACAAATTAAGACTTTGTGATTGACATACAAATGGACCGCGTTCTGCACTCATGGTAATAATACTTTTTTGAGGAATTTCAAATGCTGTACGATATATATCTTTTAAAAACTTTGGAAATTCTTTAATATTTTGAACTGAACCTCTATCATATTGTAATCTTGATTTTGTATCTTCATTCCAAATATCAAGCGCGATAAGATCTTTAATTAAATATTGATTAATGACAGTAAATTCACCTGCAAGTGTTCTTCTTGCATATAAATTAGAAGTAATAGGTTCAAATGCTTCGGCAGAACTTCCCATAATTTGTGAAGTAGATGCAGTTGGCATTAGAGCTATCAAAAGCGAGTTTCTAACACCATTTATAATTACACGATCTCTTAATGTATTCCAATCCCATCTTCCTGACAAATCTCTGTCTTTTAATCCCCATAAATTAAATTGAAATTGACCTTTTGAAAGAGGGCTTCCTTCAAAAGTTGAATAAGGACCATCTTTGATAGCAAGATCACAAGAAGCATTCATTGCGCCGAAATACATTGTTTCAAAGATTTCTTTATTAATCAAACGAGCTTCATCGGAATCAAAAGGTAATTTAAGTTGCATAAACAAATCTCCTAAACCTTGAACGCCAAGCCCAGTAGGTCTATGACGCATATTTGAAACACGTGTTTTTTCAATTGGATAAAAGTTTTTGTCAATAACCTTATTTAAGTTCTGAATAAGTTCATAAGAAAGATTATACAACATTTTGTGATCAATTCTTGGTTTTAAAATATCCCAAGTATTATCATAACCTCCAATGTGATACACTTCACCATTATATACACTGAATAATTGAGGAACAGTTTCAAATTTTTCTAAATCTAATTGAAGTCTATAAGTTTCAGATTCTTCTACTGTGATCTCTTCATATTTTAATCCAGTTTCTTTTAAAAGATTTTTAAGAAGTTTACAATAAAGGCAATCATCTTTTGTTAATAATTTTAATTCACCTTTTAAAACATAATCAGTTAATTTATTTTGAACAAGAAGAGTATTTTTCCATTCTTTTGTTTCTACTTCATTATTTACATTTGGTTTTTTAATTATAGAAGTTAAGCAGATTGACGAGAGATTACACACACTGGTCTCGTCACCATTTGAAACCTGGTTAATCTCAATACACTGCCCAGTTAAAATTCCATTAAAAATACCTTTATGTTCTTTTTCTTCATTAAAACACCAAGTGTCTTCAAATTCATTCTTATCTTCGATATTTGTTATTTTAATATACATATTAGTTTTATGATGTCTTTTTCGAGAATTAGAAATATTAAGTCTTTTTGGTGAAAATCCGAGATCAATTAACTTATGTAGACCTTCGCTATCTATAGACATTCTATATATTTGATTGGTTGTATAATATTTAAGAGAACCTTTTCCATCTGGTAATAATATTTTAGATTCTTTTTTTGCTGTTTTGATTTGTGATTGTATACCTAATGTTTGAAGTAAATATAATATATCAATCATAAATTTTTTGTTTATAGATACAAATTGAATATTTTTAATACCATCATTTTCAATAATACAACCATCTCCATCTAAATAACCTTCAAGCCATCTTAATTTAGAATCTAATGAGTTATTAATTGGAACATAAAATTTATTTTTAATATCAAAAGGTAATGATAACGTTATTTTATCATTTTTTTCTATATATCCTCCTTCCGAATCGTAATTTATATATTTTTTTAGACATATTTTTTCTCCATATAAACTTAAAATAGGTCTTATTTCATATGTATTAGCGCAACAAATATTATCATCAATAGAATATTTTTTAATATTTGTCTGATGTCTTCCGCAAAAATTAGTATTATTAATTTTTTTATAAAAACATCTTTTAGAAATTTCATCAGGAACCGAATATGTACCATCAGCACAAAATAATCCATGTGTATATGGAAAATTTATATCTTTTTTATTATCAGGAACTAATTCAGTGTGATATCTTATAATTTTCATTCCCGCTTTTAAATCTTTTGCATCTACTATAATAGGTTTACTTTTTTCTGCTGGACGTTTACCAGTTTCAATATAAAATTTATGATATTCTGTGCATTTTAAAATTAAACCATTTGATAATTCAATATTTATAAGTTTTTGATTTTCTCCTGTTTTTCTTACTATAGTTTTACTCCAATTAACACCATTCCATACTTCAACTTCTACATCTTCTAAATCTTTTATAGGATAATATCCTTCTTTTGTTAATATCATTGTATCTCCAGATACACATAAATTGCTAGACTTTATAGTTCCAATATTGCTTTGATTTGTTTTTCTATTAACATGATCTTTATAACCAATATAAGGAATTCCTGTCTCTACTTGTGTTGCAATAATCGCTTTCCATAAATCTCTTGCTTTAATCTTCTTTACATACTTACCTTCAGAAACATATTTCATGTATAATTCATTAAATTCTTCTCCATAAACATCAGGTAATCCTGGACATTGATTAGGACACATTAGATACCAATCTTCTTCTTTTTCAACTTTTTCCATAAAAAGATCAGAAACCCAAAGAGCATAAAACAAATCTCTAGCACGAATTTCATCAGAACCAATATTTTTCTTAGCATCTAAAAATTCAAAAATGTCAGCATGAAAGACTTCTAAATACATTGCAAAAGAGCCATTTCGTTTACCAGATTGGTTTATGTATCGAGCTGTATCATTATATACTTTTAACATTGGTAATATTCCATCACTAACTCCAGCTGTTTTTCGAATATAAGATCCTTTAGCTCTAATATTTGAAATATGCACTCCAATTCCACCAGACCATTTTGATATTTGAGCACATTCTGTAATAGATCCAAAAATTCCTTCGATACTATCTTCTGTACCCATTAAAAAACACGATGCTAATTGACTTGTTGGTAAACCTGCATTAAAAAGTGTTGGTGTTGCATGTGTATATCTCTTTAAAGAAATATTATCATATAATTTTTTAACATTTTCCATATCATCTCCATGAATTCCAATCGCAACTCTCATAAATAAATGTTGAGGTCTTTCTACTATCTTCCTATTACTTCCTGTACCTGCTTTGAGTAAATAAGATCTTTCAAGGGTTTTAAAACCAAAGAAATCAAGTAGATAATCACGTTGCATATCTATAATATTTTCAATTTCTAGACTTCGTTCTCTTGCAATTTTTAAAACTTCTTCATTAATAAGAGGAGATAGATCATTATTAATATCTCGATTGTTTGCTAAACTTTCTACAACATCAAGAAAACTTTTATCTGTATTCTTTTGATGATTTGAAATTGCAATTCTAGCTCCTAAAACTCCAAAATTAGGATTATCCATTACCATAGCCATACAAATTTGCGATGCTAAAATATCTAATTCTCGAGTAGTAATACCAGGATAAATTCGTGTAGTTAGTTTTTGAGTGATAAAAATAGGATCTATATCAGAAATAATAGGTAATTTTTTATCATTAAGAATTTTATCTATTCTTGAAGTTATTTTATCAAACATAACACGTTCTTGTTTTCCATTTCTTTTGATTACGTACATAATTATTATTTTTAATATACCATACGTGTTTTTAAATTCAATTTTAAATTTAAAAATTTATTTATTTATATCAAGTTACACCTTGTAATTCAAAATCTCTTTCAAAAGGGGGTCTTAATGTTCCAGATAAAAATACATAGTCTTCTTCTTTTCTTTCTTTAATATAATTTTTACGTGGACATTTTGCAACTTTAACTTGTCCAGAATTTACAATAGGACTAGCATTATATTGATCGCTTTTTTTTGAAGTTGCACAAACAGTTTTTGCTGTTTCATAGTTACTTCTATTCATTTATTAATATAAATTATAATTTATTTAAAAAAAATAAAATTTTATTTAACTTTAAACATTAATACTATAATATGGGTTTAAAATTGAATTTTTAATGAATAATAAAACATAAATTATGTAGACATGACTAGTAAAATGAATATAGAATGCGATATTTGTTGCGAACTAATTAATAAGAGTAAACACAAACAAATTACTTGCCCTATTGATATATGCAAATTTATGTGTTGTAGAATATGTTTTGTATATCATTTAATGAATTCTGGTATAAATCCATGTTGTATAAAATGTAAAAAAGATTTTTCATCTGATTTTTTAGAAGAAAATTTAACACAAAAAGAATATAAAGAATATATTAATCATACAACAGAACTTAGATTAGAAATAATTAAAGAACAACTACCAGAATGGCAAGAAGATGCAAATATAATACTTAGAAACAGAAAATTAATTATTGAAGAAAATAAGATAATGTCACTATTACGCAATATAAATGATGATATATATGAAGTTAAAAAATTATTGTTTGATATATATACAATCTTTTTCAAAACAAAACGAAATCAATTCTCAAAAAACCATTTTAATTATATTAATTGGAGTAGATGGATACAAAATCAACTTATAATATGTTCTGTTTGTGATAAAGAAGATACTTTAAATATATGTGAATGCGGCTTTAAAAAATGTAAAATGTGTACAAATTTCTGTCTACTTTTAAATGATACAAAATGTATATTATGTAATAAAGAACAATTTACAATTGATGAAATTAAATACATGACTTCTATTTCATTTTTTAATAATTTTTTTAAACCAAAAAAAAGAATACAAAATAGTTCTGAAATGTTAGAACATAAAAACGAAGCTATATCTTTAATAAAAAATAAAATTAAATTAAATGAAAATTATAATACACATATTTACGGATTATACAATATAAAATATGGTAATGATTCGGTATATACAGAAAAAATTGTTAAAAAAGAGGTGGGATTTTTAAAAAAATGTCCAGATTCAAATTGTAGAGGTTTTTTAAGTTCTGCTTGGAAATGTGGATTATGTGAAGAATTTTTTTGTTATATGTGTCATGCAAAGAAAAAATGTAGAGATGATACTGAACATATATGTGATGAAAATGAAAAAGCAACTGTTGCAATGCTTAAAAAAGAAACAAAACCTTGTCCAAAATGTGGAATGCCGATAGATAGATATACTGGTTGTACTCAGGTTTGGACACCTTGTTGTAAAATAGCATTTTATTGGGATACTATGAAATTAGTTACTAATGAACGTATTCATAGTCCTGAATATTATGACTATATAAGACGTACAAATAATGGTATTGTTCCAAGAGAAAATGGAGATGATCCATGTGGAGGTAGAATTAGTTTTTATACAGTTAATAATGCATTAAGAGGAGAACCGTTGAAAGATAAATGTATAGAATATTTTAGACTTACGGAACATGTTAACGCTGTTCAATTAGCGGAATTACCTAATGAAATTGGTAGAATAGATAATTCAGATTTATGCATTAAATATTTAACAGGTGATATTGATGATGAAAAATGGAAATATCTTTTAAAAAAGAAAATTAAAAAAGATAAAAGAGAAAATGAAGTATATCATATATTAAGAATGTTTATAAATGTTATGGATGATTTACTTCATTTACTTGTGCATGAAAGAAAAACAGATAAGTTTATAGAAAATGTTAATGAACTTATTATATACACAAATGGACATATAGAAAAAATAAACCAAAAATATAAAAGCGTAGAAAAAAAATATTTTGTAAAAATTACACTATAATTTTATAATTGTTTATTAAAATGAAATTTTAAACTGTTAATAAAGTTTAAAATTTTAAATCTTTGTATCTTCTTCTTTAGAATCTAAAATTGATTTTGGTTTAAAAAAATCAGTAATATTTTTCCTAATATCTAATGTCATATTTATCAAATTTGGATCTTTTAATAATTCTGTTGCATATAATCTTAACGAATTTAGATCTCCTTTAAGTATATAATTATAAGCTTTATTATAATATCTTATACCAAATAGAATTGCAATAGATGCAAGTATTGAAGTTGCAGGTAGTGTATATTTTTGAGTATTATTTAAAATATCAAATGCATTGTTCTTAACAGTTTTTATATTTTTTGCATCTTGATTCATATTAATTATTTGATTTGAAACTTGATCTTTATTTACTATTTCAAACAATTCTTGATAAAGTATATTTTTTATATCATTATAATTTTTTATAAACTTACCCATAAGTTCTTCGCAAAATTGTATATTTAAATATTTTAATAGATTTAATTTAGATTTAAAATCATTAATATTTTGTGTATTTACATATTTAGTTATAAAATCATCAAGTTCTTTTTGCTGTATAGTTTCTGACTTTATAATATTAAATAATTCTTTATAAAGTACACCTTTTATATCAATATAATCTTTCATAAATTTACCTATAAATTCTTCATAATTATTTAGTAGTTTAATAGAAGGAAGTTTTGATTTAATACTATCAGTATGTTGAACTTTTATGTATTTTTCTATAAAATCATTAAGTTCACCATTATTAACACCATCATATATGTTTTTAGACTTACGTTTCAAAGATCTTATTTTAGATCTTCTTTTAGATCTTATTTTAGATCTGCGTTTAAATAATTTTCGACTACGGTTTGATAGTTTAGAACTTTTTGGATTTCGTTTTATTCTTTTCATTTATTATAAAGAAAAAAAGAAATTTTACATATATTACTGGTTAATATGATTTTTAAAATTAAATAAATAAAATTAAACCTAATAATATAGTTTGAATATTATTTAAATTCTTATTTAAATACTTAATACTAATTACAAAATTATAGAAATGAATAAATATCATGAACTCTTAGAATATTTTGATGAAAATAAAAACAAAAAATGGACTGAATGGTTAGTTTTTGATAAATATTTCAATAATCAAGGAAAACAAGGTGCTGTTGGTTTATTTAAGAAAAAAAATAATTTCAAAGTTGGAGATGAAGTATATTATAAAAAAAGAAATGTAACAGTAAAAATAGTTGAAATAGATAAGTTAGATAATTCATATCATATACAATTAGAAGGAGATGATAGAATTATATCTACATTAGAAAGTAATCTTGAAAAAATTGATAAAACTAATGGAGATGATATGTTTGTTTTTAAATTATCACAATATACTAATCATCTTGCATATCATGAAATGATAATAATGCAAGGTTTAAAAAATATTTGCAGTTATTGCCCTCATTTTTTAAAAGGTTATGGTATATTGAAACTTCCAGTTGAACCTAGATTTAGAAAAAAAGAAAATCCTTTTGATATTGTAAGTAAATATCCAATTACAAAAGAAATATTATTATGCGAGTATGTAAATAATAGTTCAAAATTTTATAATTATATAAAATCGAAAAATATACATGAAGATAATTTGTATTCTATAATAAAACAGGTTTTAATGGCTATTTGTATAGCGCAAAAGGAAAAACAATTTACACATTATGATCTTCATTCTAATAATGTAATGATTAAAAAATGTAATAAGGATCTCGTATTTTTGTATAATTTAGATGAACATAATCATTTTTGTGTGCCGACATTAGGATATTATTGTGTTATAATAGATTATGGATTTTCTTATATATCAGATATGGAAGATAGTCCATTATATACAAGTTTATGTCATACAGATGTTGGTTTTATATCTGATAGATTTGATTGGGTTTCAGATCCAAAATTATTTTTAGTTACAGTATCTGATGAAATTAAAGATAAAAGACGGACTAAAAAAGCCAAAAAACTTAGAAGAATTGTTAGAAATATATTTGAACCTTTAAAAATTGATTGGGAAAGTGGTTGGGATGAAGGAGTTAAAAAAGGTGCTGTTGATTATGTTGCAAACATATTACGAAAATATAATAAAATTTCAAAATTGTTTGACGAATATGATTATTATTGTTTAGATATATTACAATCATTAATAATTCTTCCTCTTGAACCACAAGATCATTCAAATATTAAAAAAGCATATGAAATGTTTCTAAATGAATGGGTGAAAATTGAATATGAAATAACAAGTGAATTTTATAATATATATATACTTAAAGAAATAGTTGATACCGCTCGACTAGTTAGACCTGAATATATTAATTCTGAAACGAAAGAAGAAGCTGTCGGAATATTCAGAAGAAGTTTTTATGATTCATTGAATAAAATAACTAAGTTTTGTGTTCCAAAAAATATTCATTTTGAAAAATTATTATGTTCTATGTATGTTCTTGCTAAGAATATTGAAGGTATATTATATGAAGTTATTGATACACGAATGAAAGAAAAAAATAAAGAATATTCAAAACTTAAATTAGAATCAACAGAACAAATATTTGCAACTATAAATGTGAATTTACAAGATGATTATAAGTATAATGAAAATACACAGATTTTAATTATAGATAATGTTAATAAATGTAATAATATATTTACTATACCACCTGAAGAATTAGATATTGTTAATAGTATTAATCCATTAGCACAAGGTATGTATATTAATGATTTATATATAAAAAGTAAAGAGAAAACTAAAGATAGTGATTTATAATTTTAAACTAACTATATGTTTAAAATTTTAATATATTCTTTTCATCGGTGATTTTCTTTTTCTCGAACATCTTCTTTTAATTTCTTCTTTTGAAAATGAACTTGCTAATCGAGGGGTCTTATTTGTAATTCTTTTACTTGGTCGACAATATGGGTAATTTTTTTTACTTGATTTTTTTCTACCACATGGTACTTTTTTTGGTAGTTTACAAACATTAATCCATTTTTCAGCATACCACCTACTTAAACCTCTAGATTTTGACTTTGATCCTTCTTTATATTTTCCACCAAGTCTTTTATATTCTTTAGTTAGCCATCCACTTGCATATGCTGATGGCCATACTTTAAATTTCTGTTTAGCTCTTGATTTAACTCTATTATATAAAACTCTATTAATAGGAATCATTTATTAATGTTTTTATTTTAATTATTAAATATTAAATATTTTTATTACGATTTTTTGTAATAAAAATTTGATAAATCCATACCGGGACTCGAACCCGGATCTATTGTTTAGAAGACAACAATTCTATCCAATTGAACTATACGGACATATAATAAAAATATTGTCTTTAAATTGATTTTTTATTATATAATCTATTTATTTGTAATTTTTAGAAAGAGTATATCAAATATATAAATTCCAGACAATATACATATACACCTTCATTTTTAATTTTTAACTTAAAAGTATAATATAAATTATAAATGGGAAATTTATATTCAAAATCGAAAGCGACCGTCGTACAAAGTACTGGATATGCAAAACATAGTACATATATTAGTTGGAATTGCAAATATATTAAGGCTGATATTAATACTTTTGAAGATTTAGGGTTTGGCTATGCTAAAGATAAAAATAATACATTTTATAATGGAGATATAATAACAAATACAGTTGAAAATATAGTTTAATTATTATATATATTTATATATAATGATATGTGTTTAATTTCTACATTACTTATATCTGTTTTCTTTTTTTCTTTTTTGGTGTTTTGCGTTTTTTAGAGTCTATTTCTATTAAACTTTTATCTTTATTCTTTTTAGGTATATACTTTATTTGTTCTTTTGTAATTTCAATTACATCTTTTTGTTCTTTCTTTGGATCTTTTCTGAAAAGTAAAATAATTTCTTTCAATAAATGTAAAATAAGATATAAACCACTTAAAATTAATATTATTATAAATATGATTCTTTGTATATCAAATAATAATCGAATACTCATTTATAATTAACATTAACTTATTTTTAAATTAGAAATACTAAAAATATTTTAAACTATATTTAAGTTTAAAATATTCGCGCCGAGAATCGAACTCGGAATGCAGGCTCATAAGACCCGTGTGATAACCGTTTCACTACGCGAACTATAAATTTGTGAATTTATAGTTCGCAAATTTACCTGTATGCATTTGATTTTATATATTTAAAAATAAATAACTGTTAGCATACGACAGGATACATTTGTATTTTTTAATTAAAGTTTAAAATTTGTTAGTTAGCTGTTAGTATCCAATTATTATTTTCTTGTCTTTAAATCACAATTAAAAACTAACTTAAAACAAATTAATAGGTTATTTTGTATTTAATATATAAAATTATATAATTGATATTATACTTGATTATAAATTTAATAAAATATTTGATATAATAAATGAAATATGTTAAATCAAAAAGTATAAAAAAAATAGAAGATGTTAGTAATATAAGCCAATATTATATTCATAATAATTATATAACTTTAATTGGTGAGTTTCATTCAATTGCACCAGGATTATATAATAAAAAAAATTCCATAACAGTAAGTAATTTTATTTTAGATAGAATACGAAATAATAGTTCAATTAGAATTTTTCTTGAATATAGCGAATATCAAGATCCAGAAACAGTTGGATCTGTGAATATTAATCAAACATATAAAATACTAAAATCACATAAATTACTTGATAAGATAATACCATTTGAATGTAGATATCATTTTATTGATATTAAAAAATACCCTATATTATTTAATATACATAATTTTCGAAAACTGACAAATAATCAAATACGTAAATATTATATTGAACCATATTTTAATAAAAGAAGTGATTTATTATATTTGAATAAAAATGTATACAATGAAGAAGCGTATGATTATCTTATTACATATTTAGATTTAATTAAGGGTAATTTTGAATATTATAGTGCTCAAATGGAATATCCTATTGAAAAAAGACTATTTAAAACTCCTGAAGAAATAAGTAAACAACTTGTTTCTGAATGGGCTAAAGTTGCAGATTTTTTTATACTTAAAGAACTACTTAAAGATAAAAAAATGGAATATATAATTTTAGTAGGCGATAAACACAGAGAAAATTTACAAACAATATTTAATATGTTTCCAAAAATATTTCAATCTTCAGGAAGTCTAACTGGAATTTACGAAATAGAATCTAAATATGATGAAAATTTGAATATAAATACAACTACAAATATCGAAAAACCTAAAAAAATATTAAGAAATATAAGAAATAGAAGTAGTAGAAGAAGTAATATAACAAGTATAAGAATACAACATCCAGTAAGAAGTAGATCAATAAGACGTAATTCAATAAGACGTGAACGCAGTAATAGAGTAGTAAGAAAATTAAGAAGTCATGATAATATAGTAGATAATCTTGAAAACTTAAAATACCTTAAATACTTAACATATTTAAAATACCTTAAATAAGATATGAATTAAAATTGATTTTTCTAAGAGCCTTATGCTTTAATTTACTGAAGATGGTTCAGTTTGAATTTAAAAATTATGAATATTCGAAATGTTTTGATATAATATTAAAGTTTGAAATGAATAATTTAAAAATAAACTTTAGTGCAGATGTAAATAATATTGATATTAGAACAATTGAAAAATTTAAATCTAAGTTTGATAAATCAAAAAAAAGCTGTATTTTAAATTTAATTGATTCAAAAAAAAATTCTGTTTCTATATGTTTTGAAATTGCTACAAAAAAATTATCATTTATTACCAATAATGAAGGGTATATTTTTTCTGATATTAATGATAACTATAATTCTGTAGATATAGAGTTAGAAATAAATGAAGAAGAAAAAAATAATTTCTCTGAAGTACTTGAAGATTTAATAGATCATAAATATCACTCTGATGAAAGTGATGAAAGTGATGAAAGTGATGAATACTTAGAAGAATATGAAAGTGACAATTACATAGAAGAAAATAAAGAAGAAAATAAAATGTGAACGTAGCAAAAAAATACTATGCATATTTTGATTATATATTTTCTTAACCTAAAATTAAGGTTAAGAAAATTTTTATATATAAATTTATATTAAAATAGATACTAAAGATAAAAAAGTAGTAAGAAAATTTATAATAATATAGTAGAGAATCTTGAAAACTTAAAATAAGTTATAAAAGTATGTTTAACATTTAGTCTCCAGATTTTGAACTTTTATTTTTCTTAACCATAATTTCAAGTTAAGAAAATTTCTATTATGTAAATATATATGAACACTCAAGGCTAATTAGAAACAATATATTTAAATATATTGTTTCGCTTATAATAAAAATCTTATAACAAATAATAGTATAAAATTAATTTTATTGCAAAATCAGCATGAAATTTCATTAATATAATTGCTGTTTACATACTAGTTCCAAATTTTAAAAAATAGTTTGCTGTATGTACTATTTAACTATGTGCATTTTGTTAATTTATTAAAATTCAATTGCTGCATGCACACAACTAAGTACTTATATCATAATAATTTTGTTTTTGCTGTATACACTCTTAATTTATATTAACAGTATGCATTTGTTTTTCATAATTTTAAAAAAGTTATGGTCGCTGTATGCATACATCTGAGTGTTAACTGAGTACGTTTTTATAATATATTCAATTTATAAGATAGCTGTTAGTACTCATTTTATTATATTTAATTTGTTTTTAAATCATAATTTAACTTAAAGCAGTTCTAATTTGAGAGTATCTTTCATCATCCAAAATTTCTCTCATAATTGCAACACTATTAAACTCTTTACTTCTCAAAACACCTTTCAAGATAGCAGGAGATGCGCCAGATACTAAACAAGTTCCATTATCATCTACTGAAACAGGAAAATCGCTTGTTGGAGAACATGCTACATTCCAAAACACGATATTTGGACGTGTATAACCAGCTGCTTTATATTTATCTTCAATTACTTGAAAATTTGTTTTACCATAACTACCATAACCTTCAATTTGGTCAAATTGCATGTCAGACACAATTACTAGTCTCTTTGGCATATCTTCATCTTTCAGACCTGCGGCTTTACCTTTATGAAGAATCATATCAAATGTACCAGCTAGATTTGTTGAACCGCCCCAAGGAATATTTCTAACTTGTTGAAATTTTGAAAAAATATCGCCATCACAAATTTCAACAAATTCTGGATTGGTATTAAAAGTTATTACATTGCCTTTGAATTCACCTTCTACGACTGATGAAATAATCAATCCCATAGCAACAGATATATCAAGTGGTAAACATTTTGGTTCCTGCATTGAACCTGAAGTATCCACAACAACAACAGTATCTTGTAAAGTTCCCAATTTACGAACTTCATCTTCTAATATTTTCCATTGTGATTGAACAACTTCATCTGCTTTACCTGAAATTCTCATCTCTCTAACTAATTCATGTGGATGAAGTACTTTAGCATTAACTTTTGTTTTACCAGATTCTAAACTTTGTTTCCACAAAACAAATTTTTCTGGTGTGTGTTTTTCAAAAGCTTTCTTAAGAATTTTAATTGCACATGATGGTACTTTATCAAATTCAATTTCTTCCCATCTATTTTGACACATCTTTGTTTCAACAATATTTAAATACGCTCTCAAAGGTGTAATATAGTCTTTTCTATATTGTCTTGGAGTAATACTTAAATAATTGCAAAGAGTTTCAACTAATTTATATTTTTTGTCATCTGAATCTCCTTCAGTTGGACACCATTTTGCACAAAGTGAAATTGGAGTACCTTGTAACATTAATTCCTTGTCTTTTTTAAGCTGTTCAGAAAATAATTTTACAATTTTAACTTGAAGTTCATTATTTGCAGTTGATACTACATTAGGAAATAATGTAAGTAAATCATCCCATCGTGAATACTCAGGAATATATTGAAGTATCTTTTCAAATTCAGATGGATAGTTTTCAAATAACCATTTAAACATTAATCTTCCAAGATCTCTTTCACCTTTTCCTCCTCTAGGATCTCTTGTTTGAAATGCTAAAATAAAAGTATCAATTAAATCTTCATTAGAAGCTTTTGTCATATAATCATTAACTTGAATTTGTGAACATCCTCTAACAGCTTTAAACAAAATAGAAAGTCTTCCATTGACTACACCAGATGAATCAGGGGTAGATAAAGAAGGTGCATTATTCCAAGTAGTTGTATATATAGATTTCATTGCTGATGCAAACATTTATATTTAAATATAAATAGACTGATTATATTAAAAATTCAATTTTAAATTTAAAATTGAATAAATAAATATAAATTATATATAAAATAAAATTATTGATGGAAAAAAATAGAATAACAGAAAGGAATAATATGAAAATTGAAATAAGACAAATTGAAAATTATATAAAAAGAAGTAAAGAAACTATAGAACGTCTTAAATCTCAGGAAAATTCTGATTTTAATAAAAAACAAATAGAAAAACTTAAAATAACGGAAGTTGAGAATCAAAACAAACTTGAATTATTAAATAAAAAATATGAAGATATATCTAGTGGTAAATTTGATAAAGAAATCATACAACGCATGGAAATATCTGCAAATATAATTAAAGAAAAACAACAAATAGCAGATAAAAAAGTAAAGGACAAAAATGACAGAAAAAAAGAAGATAAAATTATACTTGATACAGCATATAAAAATGGAAGAACAGGTAATGGGTTAAATAAATACCAGATAGAAAAAGAAACAAACAAATTTTTTTTAACATGCAGTACAATCCCAGATTTTATGCTCGATAATTTAAAAGATATGCCTAATAATAAAGGATATATTTGGAGAGGAATTTGGTGTTTAGGAGAAAAACCAAAAGAAGATGATGATTTAGTTTTATTTGAAAAATGCAAAGGAGGTCTATTAAAAATACATGAATATACTGAACATGCTTATACATTATATGAAAAAATGGGAAAAGGACAAAAGAAAATGATTTTTAAAAAATATAGAACCCCTATTTTAACAAGAGATCAATTAAATAAAATAGTTTAACAAGAATCAATTATTTTAAATATGTTATTATATTTAAAATATTATTATACAATACCTATCCAATTAATACACGTCTTTATTTTATTTTGAGGAAAATGATTGTTTAAACATGTATATATGTCTATTTGAGATAAGTTTGTTTTATTATTTAAATAATATAAACAATCAGAATAAGTTACTTCAGATTTTGCTTCTATTTTCTTTTTAATATATTTATTTAAAACATCGCAAACAGAATTTGTTTTTGAGGAAGATTTCATTTATATTATTTAAATACAAAAATATTTTGTAAAAAATGAACAAATTCGTAATTATCAACAAAGAAGAATTCAAGGTAAATAATGACGAATTTAATAATATTAAACATGAAGAATTTAATAACCTAAATATAATTGAATCTCTTGGTTTATTTGAACGTTTAACATCTTTTTTAATTGAATTAGGAAAATTATTCAAAAAACCAAATATTGCTTTTTTTAATATTGATCATGGAGGTTATATTCCAATTAAATGTTCAACAGTATTCAATAATATATTTATACATAATAAAACAGATAATCATCTTGATAATATCGTAATAAATATATATAAACATAAAATATCAAATGTAGTATTATGTAATCCAACAACACTAGGTTTATTTTATTCTCAAGATATTATGTTTTATAATGATAGAACTAAGCAAATAAAATTTGAAGAATCAATATTGATATTTATATCAGATTCAGTTATAAAGTCTGAAACTAAACATGTTTATAATCTTAAAAATACTGATTTTTATATTTATATTCCCGAAAAAAAATTTAATTCGTTTATAAATGAGTTTTATTATTTTATCGAAAACGATAATTTTATTTTGAATTATGACAATTTAATAAATTTTACAATGATAGTTAAAGATGCTGGAGACGATTTTAAAAATATTCTTATCAAGAACTTACCATTAATAGATAGATGGACTATTTTAGATACTGGAAGTACAGATAATACAATAAATATTATTAATGAAGTTCTGATAGGAAAGAAAAAAGGTAAATTGTATAAAGAACCATTTTTAAATTTTAAAGATAGTAGAAATAGATGTTTAGAATTAGCAGGTCTAGATTGTAAATTTTTAATGATGTTAGACGATACTTATATAATAGATGGTGATTTAAGATCATTTTTAAATATAGTAAGAGGAGATCAGTTTTCTGATAGTTTTAGTTTATTTATTAAAAGCAATGATGTATGTTATACTTCAAATAGAATTATCAAATCTGAAAGTAGATTAAGATATATTTATAAAATACATGAAGTTATAAACCCTGATAATAATATGAATGTTATGGTTCCATATAATTATGCAAATATATTTGATATTCGTTCTGAATTTATGGAAAAAAGAACTATGAATAGAAAATTATATGATATTGAATTATTGAATCAAGAATTTTTAGAAAATCCTAATGATCCACGTTGTCTTTATTATCTAGGTCAAACATATAATTTATTAAATAAACAAGAATTAGCTTTAAAATATTTTTTAAAACGTATTCAACATCCAGTTCAAGGATTTTTACAAGAAAAAATAGATGCGTGTTTTGAAGCTGCTAGAATATCTAATTTTCAATTAAAAAAGAATTGGGAAGAATGTGAGAAATTATATTTACAATCTTACGAAATGGATAAAACCCGCGGAGATGCTTTATATTTTATTGGTATTCATTATTATTTAGAAACACAGAACGAACAAGAAAATAAAAATATAGCTTATCGATACATGAAAAAATGTTTTGAATTAGGATATCCTGAACATTGTCATTATAGTTTAAAACCAAGTTTATATTTTTATTTTTTACCTAAATTTCTTTCTTATTTATGTTATATTCATAATGATTTTATAACAGGTAAAAAATGTTCTGAATTATTTCTTGAAAAAAATAAAAGTTATTTAGAAGGTGTTATACCATTTAAAGAATGTTTTAAAGAAAATGATTATAGAACTATGAAATCTTGGTATGATATATTTAATATGTTAGAGTATATTCCTAATTATAATATAATACTTAAAAATAATTATTCTAAACCATTACTTATTTTTATGTCTGATGGAGGATTTGAAAATTGGACTGGAAAAGATATTCTTAATAAGGGTGTTGGTGGTTCTGAAACATTTACAATTCAAATGAGTAAGAATATACAGGATTCAGAAATGTTTCAAGTTATTGTATTTTGTAGATGTTATGAAAATGATATATTTGAAGGAGTTGAATATCGTAGAATAGAAGAACTTTTTTCTTTTATATTTGAAAATAAAGTTCATACTTGTATAATAGGAAGATATTCTGAATATTTACCTTTAATTTCTAAAAGTAATGTAGAATATATATATATGATTGCACATGATCTTGATTTTACAGGAAACGTTATCCCTATGTGTTCTAAATTGAAAAATATATTTTGTCTATCTGAGTGGCATACAAAATATTTTTTAAATATGTATCCTATTTTAAAAGATATAACAAAAACATTTGAATATGGTATCGATAAATTTATTGAAGATGAACAAATTGAAGATGAACAAATTGAAGATGAACAAATTGAAAATAAAAAACTACATAAAAACAAACTTATTTTTATTTATTCATCATTTCCAATACGTGGTTTATTACCTTTACTTCAAATGTGGCCAAAAATATTAGAAAAATATCCAGAATCTATTTTACATATACATTCTGATATAGATGGAACATGGTCAAATAATATGAGACCATTAGAAATGCAAGAAATAAAAAATTTATTGTCTAAATATAGAAACAATACACTTTTGAATCAATCTTTAAAATATCATGGATGGACATGTAAAGATTTACTTTACAAACATTGGAAAGAAGCAGATATATGGTTCTATCCATGTACATATAAAGAAACTTTTTGCCATACAGCATTAGAAGCTGCTATTTCTAAAACGTTTATCATAACCACAAATTTAGCTGGATTAATAAATACAGTAGGAGATAGAGGTATTTTGATAAATATAGAGTCTAATACAGATTTTTATAATAAAGAATTTCAAAATAATGCTCTTGAAGTTGTGTTTAATTCAATAGATAATTTAAAACTTAGATATGAATTAGTAGAAAAAAATTATAAATGGGTTTGTGAAAAAAGTTGGAAAAGTCGTGCTAATAATTTATTAAAAGAATATATATTTCCCACTTTAAATCTAAAATAAATTTTTAAACAAACAAGACAGTTTAAAAATTATTCTTTTTGAAAAAATACAAGTGCCTTATGCCAAGCACCAAGAAAATGCAATGTAAATAATTCAGGTTTTTGAAAATAACATTGCAACGCTAAATGTTGATCATCGTCGGCAATATTTAATTTATTTTGGAAATATTCTAACATCAAATGATATAGTTCTTGATATTCTAATAATTTATCTTTTCTTCCAAAGAAAAAGAAGCCACCTATTATTTCAGGTGCTACTTGTAAATTATATAGAATATCTTTGTGTATTTCTTCTAAAGGATTTATTATACTATAATTAATAGTATTTAAATTTAGTTTATTTATATCTATTAATTTAGATGGTATGTTACATCCTAATTTAAAAAAACCAAAATCAACCCATGCATAATAATCATAATCGTATTTATCAAATAAAGAACATATTAGATCTATTTTACAATGATTGATTAAAGTATATTTCGGATATATATGTTCAGGATATATACAACGAGAACCTAATAATTGTTTAAAATTATCATCATTCATAATTTCTTGTTCTTTTTCTAAAGTTTTCCATATATGAAGGGTATTCATAAATTCATCATTAGTAGAAATAACTTTTATATTTACTTTTGTTTCGTCGAATTGTTTTTTAAATTGAATTATATTTTTTTCATCCATAAATACAATTAATATATCATTACCGCAGTTATCTTTATTAAATAATTTTATATATGGATTAAATTCAATAAGATATTCATCAAAAGATCTTGAAAATCCAGTCCATGATTCTCTATTTATATTATAATAAGATGTAACATAACAAATATTATTCATTTTTAATTAATTATATATATTTAAATAGATATATTATATTAATAAATGTCAGTTAATTATTTGAATATATATGAAACTTGTTTTGATAATGAATCATATTCAAAAGATCATCATATACAGTATGATTTTGTAGTTGATGAAATTAAAAAATTATTTATAAACAAAACAGAATCAGAATTTAGTTTAATAGATATTGGTTCTGGAAGAGGGCAATTAATAAATCTTATTCAAAAAAATTTTAATAACGTTAAAATAACATCTGTTGATCTTAAAAAATTCAATGATTTAGATATTAATTTTATTAAATGTAATTTATCTTTAGAAAATGAAAGAGAATTATTAAAAAATAATGTATACGATGTTTTAAGTTGTACAGATGTTTTTGAACATCTTGACAAATCTTTTATTGAAGAAGTTATTAGTCTATGTTCAAGTTTATCTAAAAATTGTATTTTTGCAATAGCTAATCATTCTGATATCATAAACAATATTGAATTACATACTATTCAAGAAAATGATATTTGGTGGGAAAAATACTTGTTAAAATATTTTGAAATAAAAGAAAAACATATTAAATATGACAATAGGTTATATATGTATACTTGTAAATCGATTAATTTTTAAACTATAAAAATACTTTAAAAATTATAATAAATTATATTTATTTAAATAATTGTATAAATCTTGTTTATTTAATGGATTTATTTTGCTATTATAATTCTGAATATTATCAGTTATAAGTAAATTTTTATATGCTGGTTTAATATACATATAATTATCTTTTTTTATAAGACGTAAAGATTGTATTTCGCTTATTAATGATTCTAACATTTTTTCTCCTGGTCTCATACCTGTTATATTTATAGATTTTTTATATTTATCTGAAAATATTTCCATTAGATCTATTAATTTCATTGAAATAAGTTCTGGTATAATTGTATCTCCAGATTCACCATAAAGAATAGCATGTTCTATTAATTCAACACTTTGTTCTAATGTCATTACAAATCTTGTCATTTCTGGATGAGTTAAAGTAAAATTTTCAACATCTGGATCCAAACCTTTCTCATGTAAAATAGGAATTATACTTCCTCTTGAGTTTAATACATTTCCATATCTAATATTAACAAATTTATATTTTTTGCAATATAGAGATTTTTCAATCATTGCTGATTCAGATAATGCTTTTGACATACCATATACATTTGTAGGTTCACATGCTTTATCTGTACTTACAAAAATTATTGTCTCCAAATTAAGTAAACGATCCATATTACTTTCAATAGCATTTAATATATTCATTGTTCCAGTAAAATTTGTCTTAACACATTCATCTATAGCGAATTCACATCTGTCTATATGTTTTAAAGCAGCCATTATTATAATAATATTTGGTTGTTCTCGTAAGATTGAATTTTCAACTCTTAAATAGTCTCTAATATCTCCGATAATAAATGATAATTTATCTGTTTTATATTTTAGACTCATTTTCCAATGTTTACATTCATCTCTTGAATAGTTAATAATTGTGTTATTTTTTATATATTTTTCAATAAATTTATTTCCAAGAGATCCAGAACCTCCAAATAATAATATTTTTTTATTATTAATAATAGTATCTTTAGATATATTTAGAATTTCTTTATATTTTTTTGAATCAGCTCTTAATAATCTCAGTTTATCTTTCTCTTTATCTATAGGATCTTCAGGTCTTGATACAAAATATGCTTTTACTTTTTTATTTTCATCTGTAAAATTTTCACTTAAATAAGAAATAGTAACAAAAATACGTTTAGAATCTCTAATTAAATTCTTTACTGGATTTGGATTTCCATGCCATGAATAATCATTACATGTAAAAATTATTAAACGGTTGAAATATGGTTCTATTGAATCAATTTTTTTACTAATACTATTTTTATTACCTTCCCATATTTCTAATTCACAACCATATTCTTTTTTCCAATTATTACTGAGATATATACCCAAAGTTATTTGTTTTTTAAGATTATTTACAGGATGTAATCCAGCATCAGTATGTATATCAAGTTTATCTCCTGAATCATATTTATGTACACCCCAGAAATTACGCGTATTATCTAATATTAATTTATAACCACACATATTTGATAATTCATTAACAAAATTAATTGATTGCAATTCTTCAAATAATAATTTTAAATTTGGAGGAAAATTATATTTATCTCTTAAAGTATATTTTTGTTCAAAAGGGTTGTTATAACGGTCCCAATCGCAATCTGGAATATTCAATATTTCTTTTTGGAGTAAATAAGCAGATTTTTCATTTAAGAAATTATCTTGTTTCATATATGGAAATGGTTTAACAGATTGATAATCAGTTGATTTAATATTAATATTAGATAACATTTATATATACTTAAATAAAACTTTAAACCGTTTTCATGTAAGAGAATTTAAGAAAAAATTAATATGTTCTACAATTTTAAAACTAGTTGTTCCATCACCTAACCAATTTGTATCTATTATATTATCTGTCTTTTCAATCCATTCAAAAATTTTATCATAATTATTAGAATCAAGATCTATTTTAACACTACAATTATATTTATAACTTTGAGGTCTTTCCGTATATTCTCTTGGAACAATTACTTTTGTATTTAATAATGCGGGTTCTTCTTGACCTGTACCACTATCACTAATTATGAATTTACAATTATATACAGTTTCTAAATATTCTTTATAAGGTAATAGATTTATAACTTGAATTTTACCTATATTAATATTATTTGTTGTAATAACGTCTTGTAATCTTTTAAAATATAACATTTTAACAGGAATACCATATCTTTCAATACATTTATTTGCAAAATGTAATATATTTATCAGTCTTTTAGTATAATAAAAATTTTCAGGTCTATGAATATCTAATAATATCATATTTAATTGTTTAGGTTTATTCATGATTTGTTCTTTAAAAATTAAAAATGGTTCTACTATTGTATTCCCTACTACAAAAACATTATTTGTAATATTTTCAAGTTTTAATTGTTCTTTATAATCTTCATGATAAACAAATAATATATCACTACAATGATCACATACTGTTCTATTAATTTCTTCTAACATACGTTTATCATATGATCTCATTCCAGCTTCTATATGTCCTATTTTATATCCTTCTTTTTTTAAAGGAAATGATATTCCTGCTGAATTTGAATCTCCTAAAAATAAAATTAAGTCTGGTTTAATATTATTTTTTTTAAATAAAATAGGAATTTCACGTGCTAGATAACTTAATTGTTCAAAATGATTTACAGATTCTTTACCAGAATTTAAAATATAATCTGGTTTACGTATATTTAATTGATCAAAAAATACATCAGAAAGATTAGTATCATAATGCTGACCTGTATGTATTAATATATGTTTAAAATTTTTATCTAATTCTTTAAAAACATTACACATACGAATAAAATCAGGTCTTATACCTGTTATTGTTACAACTATCTTTTTATTTAAAATATCATATAGTTCAATATAATTACCAGTATTTTTGTAATACTCTTTTTTTGTAGATATTATACTAGAATTATCAATTGAAAGTTCTTCATCTGTATATGTTGTACTATGATATAAATGAATACCTCCTACTTTTTCTATCTCATTATCTACATTGTACATTTTAATACCTAAACTTTCTATTTTTAATATTAAGTCGTCATCATCATAACTATTAGCAAAAGCATAGTCATAACTGAATGATTGTATTTTTTTAAATGTTTCTATTGACATACTTGTTAAAAAATGATACTTACAGTTCCGATATATACGATGTTGATACCACCCGGAGCATATATCGATATTATATATATCATTATTTGAAAAAATATTGTGAGATAAAACAGGTATATCATATATAAAATCATTAGTTTTAAAATCTTTAGAAACTTTTACATCAAATATATAATAATCTTCATTTTTTACTGATTTATTAACATAAGATAAAATATCTCCTACGTGACATACTTCAGAATTTTGTATTATTACTTTATTTCCTTTTATATATTCAAATCCAATATTATAATTAATACATGGATTATTCCAACATTTTTTATCTCTAATAATTTCAATAAAATCGATATAAAATGGATATATATGAAGTTTATCAATTGATATTTTATCAATATCTGAATCATCGACAAGAATAATTTGAATATTTTTAAAAATACTATGTGATATTGTTTTTAAAGTTTGAAAAACTTGTTTACTTCTATTACATGATGTCATAACAATTGAAATAGTATCATTATAAATCTCTCTATTTTCAATATAACTATGTATATAATATCCATCATTATTTTTAACAATATTTCTTAGTTTTGGTATCATGTCTAAATTTTTTTGTAAATTTTCCATTTTATATTATGTTATTTACACTTTAAATAATATTGAATAATCATATAATTCTTTTATCTGCTTTTCTAAACTTGGTATATTAAAATTTGGTTTGTAAATAGATTTTAAAGTTTTATCTATAGTAGTTGTTGTTTCTATTTTATTTATTTCTATTGATAAATTATATACATCTTTAATAATACAGCATAATTCATATTTACTTTTTATTTCAGGTGAATATATATGTTTAACACCTTTCCAAAATAAATTATTATCAATTATATTTTCTATAATTTTACTATATTGTAAACATGTTATACCATTCCATAAATGATTTGTATATCCATTTATATTAGTATTACTGTTTTTAACCCATTCTAATAATGAATATTTATTATTAATTTCTTCACCTATAATTGATGTTCTAACTATTGTACAATCAATATTTTCTCCGAGTGATTTACTTACACCATATAATCCTTTTTCATCGTGATAATCACTTTCTATATAATTTCCGACAAAACCGCTAAAAACACAATCTGTTGTAGGATGAATCATTTTAGCTGAATATTTATTACAATATTTTGATAATAATTGAGGAAAAATACTGTTTATAATAAAATATTGAGATGCATCTGTATTGTTTTTTAATCTTTGTGGTATTAATCCTATACAATTTATTATACATGTTTTATCATCAATTTTTTTATCTAATAAAATATCTTCTAATTTATTAATATATTTTAAAACATCAAACTCTTTTCTAGTTATTGGAACAATTTTGTATTTATTTGTTTTAGTCATATAATCATAAATATATGATCCTAACATCCCATTTACTCCAAAAATTATTACTCTATTTATCATTTATAAACTATTTTTTATTTTATAAATCATTTAAAAATACAGAGATAAATATAAATGAATATACCTATTTATATAATATGTTTTAATAATGGATTTTATGTAGAAAATACAATTATACAACTAAAAAATAAAAATATATCTGATAATAATATTATAATTATAAATAATAATAGCACCGGTTTAAATACCGTTGCAATATTAAAAAAATTAGAAAATTCATATAAAATAATAAATTTTGAAAAGAATTACGGTCATAGAGTATGGAATAAACCTATTATTTGGAATAATCTCCCAGAACATTTTATTATAACAGATCCTGATTTAGAATATAATGAAAAATTACCAAATAATTTTATAGATATTCTATATGAGATTTCTACTAAATATAATGCTTCAAAAGTTGGTTTTGCATTAGATATAACATCATCAGATATTTTTAATGATAATTATGTTGATGATATTAATATAAAAGAATGGGAAATGCAATTTTGGAAAAAACCATTAGAAAAATATAATAATTTAGATATATATGATGCTGATATTGATACTACATTTTTTTTAGGTTGCAAAAGTAAATTAAGTAACGGATTTAGTACTAAAATAAATATCAGAGTAGCCTCTAATTTTATTTGCAAACATTTGCCATGGCACATAAATCATAATGATAGTTTAGATAAAACTATATTATTAGAAATGTATTTAAATGATAATAATATTAGCACTACAAGTAAAATAATTAAAAAATATTATAACTTTTAACTCTCAAAGAAAATAATATTTAATATGTAGTCTCTATTCTGTGTAAATTTACTTCCTGAAATTTTTCTTAACCTTAATTTAGGTTAAGAAAACTCATTCTCCAAAATCTGGAGATTAAAAATTAATCTAAAATACTAGTTATAATTCCGGTTTTAAATATTCAGAAACCTTCCCAAATATAACATCGGAATCTATTACTTTGTCTTTAAATTTATTAAATAGCTATCCAGTTGAAACATTATATAAATTGAGAATTTCACTCATATCTTTATAAAAATTATCTGGCACAAATTGAATTAGAATGTTAATCTCTAGTATCCAGAATTATTAAATCCTTTCTAATATTGTTAAACCATTATTATTTGTAAATCGTTCTTTTAGTTTCCATTCATTATTTTCTTTAAGATATTCTTCAATTGCTGGCCATAATCCTCTATTAATTTCTTCAATCGGTATACCTGTTTCTTTTGATTGTTTTTCAGCATTCATACTATAAATAGATCTTACAGTTTCTCCATACCATTCATCAACTGTAGTATCATGCATAATTATATATTTGTTTGTTATTTTTCCAAATTTATTAAGTTCTCTTTTTAATTGTCCATATACATGCCATGTATCAATAAAAACCATGTCAAAATTATTTTCGAAATTTAATTCTAAATCATTAACCCATTTAAAATCAATTTTTAAATCTGTAGTTTTGGATGTGTTATATATCTCATCAATATCACATTCATCTAAATCATTCATAAATAAATATTTATTGTTTTTATTATTATTTAACAATCCATATGCTATCGCCCATGAAGATACAACACCTCTTACTCCGAGTTCTAACACACTTTCACAATTTGAAGCATATTTAAATAAAGTAGGTAAATGTTCATTAATATCTGACGAAGTATCACATAGATTTTGAAATTTATATTTAAAATATTCCATTTATTAATTTACTAGTATTTTTTAAATAACAATTTATATATTAAAATAATCTTTATTATAACTCATATTTCCTTCTACTCCAACTATATCCATTATACAAACATCTTCTGATATTAACATATCATACTACTTCTACAGCTAATTTATAAACCTCATTTATATCATTAGTTATAACTTTGTCAACTTCTTCTAATTGTGTTAGATTAGCTATAATAAATTCATCTGCATTTGTGTCTAAATATTTAATATCTACACCTTTTACCCAATAATTTAAATTTTTTAATTTTTTAACAAGATGAGAACCTATAAATCCTCCAGCACCTAATATACACATTTTTTTCATTTAGTTTATATTTTATATATTTAAATATTTTAGAAGGTTAAATCGGTATTTTTAATAAAACATTTCTTAACTTGAAAATAAGGTTAAGAAATGTTTTATTAAGTAAATTTATATCAAAATTAAAACTAACCTTTAGTCTCTGAAATGATGTAAATTTACGTAGTAAAAATTTTCTTAACCTAAAATTAATGTTAAGAAAACTCATTCTCCAAAATCTGAAGACTAAAGATTAAGCTAAAATTCTACTTAAAATTCTGGTTTTAAATATTCAGAAACCTTTCCAAATATAAAATCAGAATGTTTTACTTCGTCTTTAAATTTATTAAATATCCCTCCAGTTGAAACGTCATATAAATTGTGAATTTCATCTATCTTACGTAGAGCTACTTTACCTATAAAAAAATTTAAAAGTTTATTAGCTAGATCTTCTGGATATTTATCCTGTTTGAATACTTCGCCATCTTCTTTTAATAAATATGATTCTTTAATATTAAATTCTACACAATTGTAATTTTTAGAATCATTCTTTTTATAAATAAATTGTGCAAAAAATTTTTGTTCTGTATTAGACGGATGATAACACGAACACAAATCACAATAATAGTTTACTCCTTTATCTTTAAAATTTACTATTGTTTTGAATATTTTTTTAATTATAGGTGTTCTTATATACATATCTTTTGTATGTTTCATCAATAAATCTTTCCTAATAGAATATATATTATCCCATATATCCTTTTTACCAATTTTCTTACCTAATATTGTAGAGGCGCATGAATAATGTATGTTATATGCTACATTTCCATTAGACTCAAAATCTGTATTACATACAACACAATCCTTTGAACAATATGTACCTATTGTGTCTTTGTCACTTTCATAACCATATTCATATCGATTATTTGTTTTATTAACAGATTTTACAATAATATCTAATACGTCAATACTACGATTATCTTTTGATACTACCATGTCATAAATTTCATTATAAATCTCCTTATCTAAATTTAAAAAACAATCTTGTTCTTCTATCTGTTTAATATAATTATCATCTGGATATAGTTTTTTTGCACAACAAACGATACATATTTTTGGACTATTCCCATATCCATTTTGAGATTTCGAGGAGTCTTGTTTCCCACAAAATAAACATCCTCCTGGAACCACTATTTTATAATGTGGTGGATCATTTTCTATTGCATCATATTTACTGTCTATGTTCCAGTATTTTATATCTTCATCGCATAACATAGTAAATCCATCTTTCTGTTTTAATATGAAATCACATATACTTTCTTTCATATCTTTTACCCTGTCAGATGAGTCTTTCATTGAATCATCTATATTTAATAAAAAATTCTTTAATGTTAACTCAATAACATTAAAATTTTTATCAATATCAAATTTATAAATTTTTCCAGTAGTTACAATACCTTTATTCTTTTCTATCATTAGTGCATTTTTAAAGTTATAATCTCTAGAAATTTTTATAGGTGTTAGTGAAAGGGTGTTATCTTTATCTGCAATAAAACCTAATATATAATAACTTTCCATATCTATATCATTATTTTTAATAAAATTCTTTGTAACATATTCTGTATTCACCTTATAGTCTATTTCAGTCATCTTATCATACTTATCGCTGTATAAAGAATTATCATATTCATTAAATATTATCTTATCAATTCCCATAATAATTATATAAACACATAATAATATTTGTCTAATATTATTTAAACTATTTAAATAGCTTTGTATTGCATTCAAAGATTTATATATTTTTTCAAAAATATTATTGTATATCTCGTTCCGTTCATTATATACTAGTTTAGAATATTCAGGAGATAAGTAGTTTATCTTACTATAATCATACATTTTAGATATAGAACTGTCAACGGTATACATAGTTCTTATAAAAGAATCTCCATCTATTTTTTTGAAATATCGAAACACATAATCAGGGTCTGCTTTAAGAATATCCTTATTTTTTTGAAAAAAAGAAATTATAGGACTAATATCTATTTTAATATTTTTTATTATATCATCAGGTCCCCAAATATCAAAACTATTTTCGTAACTTTTTAATATTTTATTAGAAATTTTAGAAATATCTATAGTCTTATAATCCTTTTTTATTAGACTACTCATATTGCTAAAAATATCATACCCAAATCTATATTTATCTTTAAATATTGCAATCATATCATATAGTTTTTTCTTTACGTCTCTTTTACGATCTGGTAAATCTAGTTCATATTTTTGTACAAAATTAATTAAACTTTTAAAACCTGTTTTTTCATACACAAGATAGCAGTCGTGACATAAGTTTTCAAAACCATATTCAATTCGTTTTTCTTTTCCACATTTTTCACATATACCTATATTTTCTTTAACACCATCTTTTTTAGAAGATCTTCCACGTCTAGTTCTTGTTGATATTCTGGACCTTTTGCTTTTTTTTCGTCTTACACTTCTGGATATTTTGCTTTTTCTATTTATACTTCTTGGCATTACATGTGTATTTTTTAAAATTCTGGATCTAGCGGGTCTAGATCTAGCGGGTCTAGATCTTCGAGCACTTCTGGATTTTTTTATTTCATTTAACCTTATTCGTCTTGAATATTTTTTGAGACTCATTTATTATTAAAATATAAAAATTTTATTATTAAAATATAAAAATTTTATTATTCATAAATAATATAATACATACAAGGAATGATTTTAAAATAATAATAGTAAATATTATGATTCTTGTTGCACCGGTTAATCATCGTTGTATTATTATCAACAATACATTAACCTCTAGTCTCCATTTTGATGCAAATTTACATCATTTTAGAGACTAAAGGTTAAAAAATTTCATTTATTAATTTACTAGTATTTTTAAATAACAATTTATATATTAAAATAATCTTTATTATAACTCATATTTCCTTCTACTCCAACTATATCCATTATACAAACATCTTCTGATTTTAACATATCATAATACAATTTCTCTACCATAAAACATATATTAGACAATAAATCTTGACCTTCTATTAAAATGTGTTTATAATTATTTAATTTATTAAACGGTATAGAATACAATTTAGTTATATAAACTAATTGTTTAATATCTGGATCATAATTTGTTTTGAAACAATATTTATCTAATTTATAATTTTCTAATTTAAAGTTGTCTGTAAGTTTATATCTAGGTGTAATCTTAAAAACATATTTTGAAAATATATTATTATTTAAAATATAATCTATACCTTTTTCTAACAATTTCATTTCTCCATGTCCTATATTATATGGATGATTTACATATGGTAAAATAGTTTCATCATTCCCAAATTCTAATAAAATACTGTATTTACTATATTCTGTTTTTTCATATTCAGTTAATACAGTTCCTTCAATAAAAATACATATTGAATTTGGAACACGTTGTTGTATATCTTTCATACATTCAATCATTTGGTTTACTCTTTCTTCTCTTGTAAAAGCTTGATATCTATTTGGACATGTCATTGATGCTAATAAAAATATCGCATCATAACTTTGTGATACAAGTATATTTTTTATAGAATCAATATTAACTGGTAAATATGATTGAATTACTGAAAAATATGTGTTTTTATCAGTAATAGAATTTTTTACAATTGTTTTAATTTCATCTTCTGTTTGATAATATAATATATTTCTATCTAAATCATGTCTCCATAATTGAAATCCATTTGTAGTATATAATTCTGTTTGATTATTCATAAGTAAATATATCCAATATAAAGTATATTCTGTAAAAGTCATATCACATATTATTTTTTTCCAATTAGTTTTGTATACAGCAATTAAATATTCAATTAAATTTTTAACTGTTTGTGTTATTAATACCTGTGGTGTAACTCCCATTAATTTTTCATCATTATATAAATTTTCAATAGGATAGTTTAATACTTTGCACGAACTTGCCCACCAATTAGAATTTGTTGAATGATATTTATCATTTTTTGTTTGATATGGTTCACTCGTGTATTTAATTTTATTATCATAAAATAAATCTTGATATCTTAAAGGTTGATTTAAATACATATCGCTATCTACAACTAAATAATATTCAGTTTCAATTATATTTGCAATACATAATTTAATAATCTGTTGTTTAATCCAACCTTTTTCATTACTTAAATTAGAATCAATTATCGATTCTTCTTCAATAAATTTAAATTGCAATATTGGATATAATTGAGTATCTTTTTGAATATACTCAATATTGTCTCTAGGACATATAATATAAAAGTTATCAATAAATTCTGTATCAAGAAATTTATCATATAATGGTAAACTTATTTCTCTAAAAATCTTATATGAATTTAATTCATTAATTTTTAAAGGCATAACAATACTATATTTTTGCATTTTTATATAAATTAATATATTTTTAAACCTATTTTAAAGATAATAATTTATTAATTAAAATGAAAATTCTTATATATGGTTCTAAAGGTTGGATTGGTAAACAAGTTATTGAATATTTAAATAAAAAACAAATTATATTTTTTGAAGGTAATTCACGCGTTGATAATATAGAAGACGTTGAAAAAGAAATATTAAGTATAAAACCCACACATATATTGAGTTTAATTGGAAGAACTCATGGAAAAATAGGTTTTAAAATTGTAAGTACTATTGATTATTTAGAAGAAGATGGTAAATTAGTTGAAAATATCAGAGATAATTTATATAGTCCTTTAATATTAGCAATTTTATGCAATAATCATAATATACATTTTACTTATTTAGGAACTGGATGTATATTTGATTATGATAATGAACATAATACAGGTTTTACTGAAGATGATTTTCCAAACTTTTTTGGTTCTTCATATTCTATTGTTAAAGGATTTACTGATTCTATTATGAAAAAAATGAATGTCTTAAATCTAAGAATTAGAATGCCTATAAATTCAGATGCAAATTCGCGAAATTTTATTAAAAAAATTACAACATATGATAAAATATGTTCTATTCCAAATTCTATGAGTGTTTTACCAGAATTAATACCATATGCTGTTAAAATGATGGAAAAAAATATATTAGGCACTATAAATTTAACAAACCCAGGTGTAATTTCTCATAATGAAATTTTAGAATTATATAAAGAAATTGTTGATCCTTTATTTGTTTGGAAAAATTTTACAATTGAAGAACAAGATAAAATTTTATTATCAAAAAGATCTAATAATATGTTAAATACAAATAAACTAAAAAACTTATTTCCTGAATTAAAGAATATTAAAGAAGCTGTAATAGATTGTTTATTAAAATATCCTAAACCTGTATATGATTTTATAAATTCAACAAGTACAAATATATTAATAACAGGTGGATGTGGTTTTATAGGATCTCATTTCGTAAATTATATTTTTGATAAATATGATAAAATAAATATTATTAACATAGATGCAATGTATTATTGCGCTAATGAAAATAATATTAATGATATTGTTAAACAATCTAAACGTTATAGTTTTATAAAAATGAATATTAATGATATTTCACTTGATTTATTAAACAAATTTGATATAAACTATATTTGTCATTTTGCTGCACAAAGTCATGTACAAAATTCTTTTGAAGATTCAATACAATATACTGTTGATAATGTACTTGGAACTCATACATTATTAGAATATTCGAGAAAATATGGGAAAATTAAAAAATATATACATGTATCTACAGATGAAGTATATGGTGAATCTAAATTAAATGATAATAAAAAAACTGAACTAACTATTTTAAAACCAACAAATCCATATGCAGGAACAAAAGCAGCTGCAGAATTAATAACACAAACATATTTACATTCTTTTAATTTACCAATAATAATAACAAGAGGTAATAATGTTTATGGCCCTAATCAATATCCTGAAAAACTTATACCTAAATTTATTGAACTTTTAAAAAATAATAAAAAAGTAACTATACAAGGAACTGGAAATTCAATTAGATCATTTTTACATGTAAGTGATACTATTTCAGCATTTGATATAATATTGCAAAAAGGAAAAATAGGAGAAATATATAATATAGGATGTGATGAAGGTATGGAATATTCTGTAATAGATATAGCTAAAATACTTATAAAAAAAATAAAAAATACTACTGAATATGAAAAATGGATAGAATATATAGAAGATAGACCCTTTAATGATATTAGATATTATATAAGTAATTCAAAATTAAAAGATTTAGGATGGAATATACATATTGATTTTATGAATGGATTAGATAAATTAATTTAAATTTAAAATTGTTTATTTAAAGACAAATTCTTTAAATAATAAAAATGATATCTGATGCGAAAGAATTAAATACAAAAAATATTAAAAACTTAAATAAAAATATTGACGCTAAATCATCAAGCGAACTCGTCTTTGAAGAATTCGAAGATATTAAAGTCTCTACTAAAACTTTTATCGCTATGACTAATCTTATTTTAGATCTTAAAAAATTATTCGAATTTTTACCTGTTATTGACTACACTGTTATCCCTAAAAAACGTGGTAGAAAGAAAAAAGCTGAAATTATTGAACAAAATAAAGATGTTATTCATGGTTCTATTATTACCTTGAAACATGAGAATAAAATGCGTGGTGTTGATCTAAAACAAAAGAAAACACAAGCTAAGAAGAAAAAGAGTAAATGGTTTCGTAACTCTTTTACTGTCGTAATGATCTTAAATAATAAACCTGTCAATTTTAAGATGTGCAACAATGGTATGATTCAATTAACTGGTATTAAATACGATTCCCAGGCTGAAGATTGTGTTAAATATATTTGGGAACAAATCAAAGATGAAGAGAACAATATATATAAATTTTCACGAGGATCTAACTTAGAGACACTTTTTATTCCTGCTATGAGAAATATTGATTTCAGCCTGGGTTTCAATGTAGATCGCGAAAAACTTTCGAGATACATGAGTACACAAACAGAATTTCATTCACTTTTGGAGACATCTTTCGGTTATACGGGAGTGAACATAAAAATTCCAATCAAGCTGGATATTGCGACTATGGAAATTAAAAAACTTTCTTACAAAAAAAATGAATGGGTTGAAGAAATGACTGTATACAATGAATACTTGCAATATTTATCCGATAAAGATCAGATGAAAAAGCTCAACAAAGACAGGTATAATACTTTCCTCGTTTTTCATAGCGGAAGATGTATCTTATCTTCAATAAACGCTAAATACTCTAGAGATAGTTACTACTATTTCCTTAAGATTATT